GTTTATATTAGCAGTGTCAAACTTAGTAGCTTGTGTCACTCTAAATAAATGTTCCGCCATCTTAGAGTATTTCAAGAATTCATTTAACATGAATGCTTGTTGTAACTTTTCTTTATCATTAAGTGCAGTCTTCCCAACTAGTGCAGATAATTCTTTACCAGAAGGAATTATACCATCTTTAATTGTATAACCAGAATCACCCACTCTATATTTAGCATTAATTCTCACCTTATTAATTGCTTCTCTTGAGAACAAGAACGCAGAACCTAAATTTTGTAACTCTTTTAAGTAGTCATTGATGATAGGTTGGTTCATAAAGTTAGCCACTTCTTCAATAGGTACACCTATCTTAACTAGGAATAACCAAGTAGGAGCAACTGTAGGGTTAGCACCCAACTCCATAATCCAAGGACCTTTTGCAATATCCACATAACCATCAATAAACATACCAATGATGTCAGAGATGTCATGCTCATTGTTTGCATCTTTCACTCTAGATAATAATGGGAATACATCATTACCAATTTTAAACTTATTATACTTACTAAATTTAACTTTCTTATCACCTAACCAAGAAGCATCTTCAGGAACAACATATTTTCTATGATCTACAATAACAACATCACGTTGGTTAAGAGCATGGTTAGTTTGTGCTTGTGCAGCAATACCAATTGCATACTTACCACGTACAAACGCATCTCTAATTGTAGACATGAATGTTTGGTTTAGTAAGTTAGATGTATTAGTGTAATCAAACTCCTTACCAAACTTCTTAATTACAATCTTCTTAGATAAGTCTTTTAACAATTTTGCTGAGTTAGGTTTAATCAATCTAGCAAAGTTTTGCTCACTAGAGATTAAATCTTCCATTGAAGCAATGTATTCATTCTCAATAGACTTAGTGTAGAACTTATCTACATCAGAACCATAAAACTCTTCATCTTCATCAACATCTTCACCAACTTCAACAGTGCCTATTTTAGATAACTTATTGGCAATCAAGAACTTACTAATAGCTCTTTTAGCTTCAGCTTCATTCTCACCAAAATAAGGGATATACCTAGGCATACCATCTTTATCAATATATACATTCTTTAAGTAGATGGATAGCTTATCTATATCAAAGTCAGATCCAGCCTTCTCAACTAATGCTGAAGGTACTACGATAGAGTCACCAAACTCCTGTGGAAGGAACTTAGCCACTACAAATCTATCAATAGAGTTTTGTTTCTGAGTTGGGATACGGAAACCTACACCAGATAAAAGCTTCTTACCCTCATCTGTAGTGTTTAAATATTTCAACAATTCCTCATCAGACATGTCAGTCTTAAACCATTTACGTACCATCACCTCACACACACGCTCTCCCTCTGCATTTCTATAGAACTTTAATACACTAGATGCATATGTTTTCTTACCATTAATCTCTTTAACCTCAGCTCTAACTGATTCTAACATTGCTGAGCTGATTTGCACCTTCATACCACCTGTCATCTTAGGAGCTGCAAAAGTGTTCTGTGCAATAGAGTATAATGTATTTACGATTTGTTGATATGCTGGAGTTGCTTCAATGTCTTGATTACCAGCTATTAAGCTATCAACAGCTTTTAATATATTCTCGTTAGTATTACCTTTAATAACTTGCTTACGTAGATACTTACCTAGACTTTGTAAATTTAACTTACCATCCTTGTAACCAATTTGTTTTAATAAAGATTGATACTTATTATCTGTAATTTGCTTAACTAAGTTATCATTATGACGCACCATTCTGTATGTAGGGTTCTTCATCTTTTGCTCCTCAGTCATTTCTTTCCATGCAGCAACACGCTCTTCAAGAGTGTCATCTGGCATGAAGTCAGATGGAAGACCAGCATCTAAGAAGTCTAATGTAACCAATTTAGTAACCTGTGTACCTCTTCTAACCTTCTCATCATCCTTAGAAGGAACGTCTGATTGAATAGCTAATATGCCAAATGGAACTTCTGTGATTTCATTCTTAGCAACTGGAGTTGAGTTAAATGTACCATTTGCATTGTACAAAGCAATAGTCTTTTCAGCACCAACCTTTCTACCAGATCTGAATACACCATAGTCTACATTACCCTTCTGCATCTTATCATACATTTTAAGTGCATTAGATGTAGGGTTGATTTGTTTTAAGATTCTATAAGAGTATACGTACAAGGCAAACTTATCCAACATGATGTCGTTATACTTCTTGTTGTTAGCTTTTCTACCTCTAGCAATAGGTTTAAGTGGAGTGTAAGCACTAGCCACTTTAGGATTATCACCTTCTAATAAAGCTTCTTCCTTATCAGATAGGTCTAAACCTTTATCTCTCTTCTCCCAAGCAACATCATATCTATATTGTTTCTCTTCATACTTATTCCAGTTACCAGCACGCTTCCTCACTCTACGGTTAGCTTTCATCATAATGATACCACCACCATCAGTCTCAACGTGACCTTTGTAACCTGGAAGACCTTCAACAACATCTACGTCATCAAACACTACAGAAGACAATGAGTCTTTAGTTTCATCAGTGTAACCAATGTCACCTTTCATGTAATCCTCGTTAGAAATTTTGTTCTGAGCGTTGTTGTAATCTTTAGATCCACTGATTAAGTCTTGAGCTGGAGAACTAAAGTTTTTAAGACGCTTCAACTCATCTTCATATAAGTATGGATCTGAGTAGATTAATTTGTGTAACTCTATGTTATTAATCATATAGTTAACACTTAACATCTTAATGTTATTTTTTAATTGATCTAAGTTTAAATTAGTTTTATTCTTAAACTCAATGTTCTTAATGAAGTATACACCCTTTTGTCTCTCTGAGATTAATCCCTGAGTTGTATAATTCTTAATTCTAGCATTGATATCAGTTTCAATATACTTATCAATTGCAACTTCAATAGAATTAACATTAGTATCTTCATTTGTGAAGTAGTCATACACTTCATCAATAGTAAGATTCTTGTTATCTTGAATAAGCTTAACCACTTTATCATGAAGATCTTGTCCTAATATACCTTTAAAGAAACGTAAGTCTGTAGATTTTCTACCTTTAACATCAGGAAGACCTTTACGCTTTTCTCTAGATACAGCAATTTCAGCATCTAAATATCCTTTAAATATTGATTGAATTTTGCTGTTACCTTTTAAAACTTCAGCATAAGAAATAGAATTACCTAAAGCAAGTGTCCATCCTAAAGAAGAATCTCCAGGAACAAGGTTCATGTAGAATCCTTTTAAGTTAAGGTTAAGTTCTTCAACTAAACGCTCACTATACAATAAACTTCCAGATGCTCTATCTTTACCAGTCATCTCGTTAATAACTCCACCTGTATATCCTACCTTCAATAACTTATTAGCTCCTTGTTTTTTATCTCCTGTTTTACTATTAAAGATTCTATCCATTAATACAGAAAATCCTGAGAACTTATCAGTTAGTAAATAGCTAAACTTAGTGCTTCTTAATTGTTCTTTATTAGTAACACTATTGATAACATTGTAGAAATCACTCATCAAGTTTTGACCAATGTAAGATTGTACTTGGTCACCATCAATATTAAAATATGTTGTTTGGAAGTCAGGGTTTTCAATCATTGCTTGAATTTCTCCTAACTCTCTAAGTCTACCGTTAATCCCTAAAGTCTTACCGTTCAATTCTTTAGTGGCAGTCACCTCTAATAAACTATCTCTGATACCTGTAGTGATTACAATAAATCTAGCATCAAGGTTTCTTTTCTTTATTTCATCTGCATCAAATATAACACCAAGATCTGCCATGAAATCAATGTTATCTTCTAATCTACCTGTAGGTACATTCATTAAATCTTTACGCTTTTGCACAAAAGATTTACCGTTAAACCCAAAAAACTTACCATCTTTAATAGCATCAATGATGTTATCTTCTATCTGAGAAGCCACTTGATCTGCAACACTAGCTAAAGATGTATCACCTACGCTCACCTCACCATTAGCTAAGATGTATGTAGTTTTTACATCTGGCTTTTGTAAGTTAAATGTTTTAAAGAATGCGTCAATCATTCTTAATTGACCATCAGTCTTAATATTTTGGAAAGGGTTTAGCTTAAGATTGTTATCTAACTTATTAGTAAGTCTTGAATACAATATCTTATATTGAGGATTGTCTTGAGTGAACAAACGGAACTTCTCTAACATATCATCAATACCTACAGCTCCACTAACATTGTTAAGAATATCAATATACACCTTACCCATTGGAACTAAGTTTACACCACCAATAGATGATGCTCTGTTACTTCCATCTGGATTTTTAACAGGTACAGTTGCTAAGAATAACTTAACAGCTGCACTAGCCTTTCTAAATGAATCTACTTTATCAGGACTTGAATAAGTGCCTTCTTTACCAGTTTTCTCTTCGTTCCTAATTTCATCCTCATCATTTTGATCAAACTTAACTGAGTAAGAACTTAGGTATTCTTCTTCAAATTTCTTAGTGATAACATCCCACTTATTAGTAATAATGTCTCTTAATGCCTTAGCATCAGCAAGAATAGGATCTACATCATCTTGTGTGTATGTACCATCTTCTACACTAGCGTTAGCCATTTCAACTAAGTCATCGTATATTATCTTATCAAGATTTGCTTTAAGCTTTTGGAATAAATCTTTTTTATCAAGATTCTCAATCTCAAATAAGTCTTTACCTTCTGCACTTAATGTACCAAGTGTACCGTAAGTCATTTCTTGCATGATGTCATTAATTACATCTGGAGTTAATCCAGCAGTAACTAAACTAGGATCATATTCCCCAGTTAGAACAAGCTCATCAATATCTGTTATACCTTTAGTTGCTAAACTTAATGTATTAGCATTAGGACTAAATGTTCTAAATCCACCAGTGTTTATCTTTTTAAATAATTCTTCTGTGTAAAAATTAACATCTTTTCTACTAAAGAACTTTTTTATTATATCAATCAAGTCTTGGAATACTCCCAAGATACCTGATCTACCTTCAGTAGGTTTTGGAGGAACAGTACCATCTTCAATATACTCTTTGAATTCTTCTGGTAATTGTTCTTTGATTTGATCATCTGTAGCTTCTGAATACTTAATAGTTTCACCTGTAGGTCTATCAACAAAACTACCTTTTCTACGTCTAAACTCATCACGTAATGTTGCTCTTTCTTTAGGAGAGGTCATCATTTCAAACACAGCATGGAACACCTCATGGTACACAGTACCAGATTCAGCATTGTTATATACATAGATGGCACCATCTTTGTAAGCTCCCCAGAATTGTTTACCATTAGTATTTCTAAGAATAGTTTTAACTCTAGTTACAGGAAGACCAGGAAGATTAGTATTTAACCATTCTTCTACCTTAGCCCAATCTTCTCCTTTGAAGTTTTTAATTAACTCATTAAGTCTTACACGAGCATCATAGTTCTTGTTACCTCTAAGCATTTTATTTCTTAATGCTCTAGCTGCAGATTTATCTGCAACTTCAGGAACAACTTCTTCTTCAGGAGCTTCTTCCTCCTCACCTAATCCACGATCAGCATCCATAGCTTGTAACATAGCTAATGCTCTTTGTTGTTTAGCTTCCTGTTCTTCTATTGCAGCCTTCTGTGCCAAACTATCCTCAATTCTTTCTTGAGCAACTTGCTTAACAATATCTACATTTTCTAATTCATCAGACGTTACAGCAAATTTACCTTCTTCATATAACTCATCATACTTAGCTTTGAACTTCTCAAGAGTTAATTCATCATTAGCTAATTTTTCAAATACGGTGTTATTAGATTCAGAGTCAGTGATTGTTACTGATTGATCAGTATTAATTCTATAATCAACATTCTCTACATCACCTGTAGATGCTATTTTAAAACCAAATGTATCTAATCCACTTTTACGAGCTGCAGGGGCTGCAGTCTTCTTAACAGTCTTCTTAGGAGTTGGAGCAAACTCTTCATCATCTTCAAAGTCCTTCATAATGAAGTAGTTACCATCTCTATTGATACCATTTTCAGAATCAGCAATAGCATCAGCTTTAGTAGTTAAAGGAATATCTTCCTCACTTCTACCTTCGCTAGATAATAAATATGTTTGATAGTTCTGCCACTCTTTAGTTTCTAACTTACCATCAGTAGAAACACCAGTGATTTCAGTGTATGTTTCATTAACATCTTCAGTTTGTTTCTTGTTAACGTTATGATTAAGTTTCAACAACTCTTCAATGATAGAATCTTTTTGTTGCTTTAATACAGATGGTTTAAATGACATATCTATCTTAGCTGCACCAAAATTCAATCTAAGTCTATCTGTTTTTCTTTCAGCATCTTTAGCAAACCAAACACTATTCTTACCTGGTTGCTTTCCTTCTTTAGGACTACCCCATTGTAATGTGGTTCTTAACCAGTTAATCATTGATTCAGCTTCATCTGTAATTCCTTTGTTCTTCATCATGCTTTGTGACAAACTTAATAGAACATCGTAAATAGCATTAGCTTGCTTGTTTGTAAGCTTAGATGTGTATAATCTAACATAACCATTAGGTTGGTCTAAGAACACCATACCTTGTGGTTTATTAAAACTGGTTGTACCTTTAGCTAATACATCCACTCCTGTAGTAGGAATAGTTAATACCGCCCCATCTTCAAGTTGTGAATCAGTAACAAATCCAGCAGCTTTTACAGGTGTTGTATTATCAATCTTATCTTGAACAATACCAAAAGAAACATCAAAGCCTCTTTGTACAAGATCTTCGTTAGCTAGTATCTTTTCTCTTCTCTTAGCATAAATGGCTTTATATTGTTCTTTATTAGTATCATCTCTGAACATTGTCTCATCATTGAACTCTCCACTCCATTTCAATCCCTCTAAAGGCATTACTTGGAATATAGCATTCTCTAATGGGTTTTGTCCTGCTTCAAGAATCTTACCATCTGCACCAACTAATCTTGATGTACCATCTGGTTGCTTCTCAACAATAACAGCAGCTATGGTAGTATTAATATCTACTTTTGATTTACCTAACTTAGCTAGTTCTGCATTATATTTAGCATTAATTTTTTTTGTAACATCTTCAATAGAACTTCCTACAATTCTTTCTGGTTCTCCTTGATTAGGAACATATAAACCTGCAATTTTTCCATCTTCTTTTTTCTTTACACCAAGCTCTTCAGAAAAAGAATACTCTCTTCTTTTTTCTACATCAGCTATTTTAGTAGCATCTGCAGCATTTTCTCCAGCTAAATATTCTACTAATCCAGGAATAAGCTTAGCTTGGTTCTTAGCTGTAACAAATACAGCATACAAGTTCTTTCTAACATTCTCAGGAATGTTATAGAACTTATTAGCAAACTCTACTGAACGTTGATATCCAGGAATCTTCTTAGATGCAATACTTCCACTAATAACAACTCTGTCTGGTTTTCTTGAATCATCTCCAGCTTCATTTTCATTATCTGCAATCTCTTCTGTATTATCTGGATTAGTGATTTCAATTAACTCATCAGCAAGATTTTCATCTTCTAATGCAGCATTCTCTTCAGCCTTAATTTTTGTATAAGCTTCAGACTGAGTATTGAATTCTTTTTGAATATCTCTAGCTAAATCACTGTTGTTCAATGAGTTAATGTAAGCTATTTTATCTTCTCCTTCAGGTATAGTGATGCCATTATACTTAGCTTTGCTAAGCACTTTATCAATTGCTGTATCTAAGATGTCAGCATATCCTTGATCTGTATTGTCTGAATCAGTAACTTTATAATCCTTAAACTCATTAGGAGTTAAGAATGTAGTTTCTCCGTTAGGAAGCTTCACCTCATACTCACCACCTAATGTTTTAGATAGCACAGTCATCTTAGGAGCAAGCTGTAATTGAGAACCTTCTCTTCTAAATGGATCTATTAGTGAGTATTCTTTACCCACTTCCACTTCTTTACTTATAGTCCTAGCTCTCTTATCTCCTTGATTCTTTTCTAATTGTTTAATTAATGCAACGTTATCATCTTCCTCTTCATCAATAAGATCTTCGTAATCATCTGGAGATTCTTTAATTGCATCATATTCATTAATGAACTTTCTTCTTCTTTCAGCAAGTTCCATTACATCAATCAAGTCACCTTTCAATGTATCTTTAAGTTCTTTAGGGACATCTAATCCTTCAGGACTTTTTAAATTGTTGATTTGATCTAATGCATTCTTTGTTGCTTCTGCATTAGGAGCTTGTTCACCAATCATGCTTTGTAATACAGCTAATGTATTAATACCATTCTGAACTAATTTAGCATTCACTAATGGAATACGCTCATCGTAGTTATTTATTTTAGCAGCAGCATATACCATCTTATCAATAGCATAGTCAGAGTATTTCTTCTTACCCTGTTCATCTACAGCATTTTCATATCTATCATTTAAACTTTCATATAAATTACTAACTGACTTAGAAATCTTTTTTAAGTTTTCAATTCTATTTATAAATTGCTCTTTGCTCTCATTACCATTAGCAATACCAGATGTAATTAATTCATTATATCCTTCAGTTGTAGTTGCTTGAGATTGATAAAGAGAAAGCTCTTGTTGAACAGATGCCTCTCTACCGTACTTAGTTCTAGGCATAACATATGATAATACAAAGTCATGCTCAAAGTCTTTCTCTGCTAATGTATCATTTGCACGAATTGCTTCTTGTCTTAACTTTTGAGAGTTAAGTGCAATACCTACATATTTAATTCTATCTTTTAATATATCTGATAACTTTGTTTGATTAAGAGCTCTTACAGCAATATCAGTGTTAGCTGCTCTTTCTCCACCAGTTCCAAACACACCTCTTTCACCAATCTCTCCAGACTTACCAATACCAAATTTTGTCTTACCCTCTTTATCTTTATATGTACCAACAAAACCAGCTTGTTGTAATCCTCCAGACAAGCCACCAATTAACATATTTTCAATACCTTCTTTAGTATTAAATGCTTGCTCTATACCATATGTACTTATATTACCTAATGCCCCAGTAAGGTCAGACATAAAATCACTTGTACTTTTAGGATCTCTGTACGCTCTGTTAAAGAAGTCTTGTGTACCTGTTTGAATAGCAAATTGAGATCCTTCTTCAAATGCTTCTGAAGGAGAAAACAATAAACCAGCTACACCTTTAGTTCCAGATAAAATTCTACCTACTTTTGTAGTAGGCTTGTACGCAGAAAATAATCCTGTTTCAGCATCTTTAGTTATCTCATTGATTAGCAACTTATCTGCTTTTCTAGAAGAACCAAGAATTTTAGGAAGTTGAATATAGTTAGTACCAGTCAATAAAGCTACGTTCATACCCCAAGAGAAGTTACCTACTCTTTCAGTGAACTCTTCTATCTTTTCAAGATCTGCACCTGAAGGACCATATCCATTTTGTTTTATATAATCATCAATTGCATTTTTTCTAAATGAGTTTGCATTTTGCAAAGCCTCCATACTAGCCTCACCCATGGTTCCCATGAATGCTGTAGTAACTCTTTCACCATTATTTATAACTGATGCAATAGGACTTTTAACATACTTTTGTGCTAGTGAACTTAATGCATTTTCAAATGCTCCAAGTTTTTGTAATTTAGGAACTTGAGACATAGCAGACTCAACAGCTTGAACAGCTTCTAAACCTTTACCTGCTTTAACCACACCATTTATTGCACCAATACCGCTTAATACTTTAGACCAAGCCATACCACCAGCTAAAGCTCCTAAGCTATAACCAAAGTTTTTTATAAGTTTATCTGAGAAAAAGTTAGCTGTTAATAGGTTAGAAGATTGCCACCATTCAGAATCTTGTTCAACATGTGTATAATAGTTAGGTAGAGCATCCTCTAGCTTTTTATTAACTTCATCAAGACCTTGATTCAGTTGGTTATTCCACACAGAAGAAAACTTATGCGTATTAAATATTGCATCACCAGCACCATATACTAATCCTGCAGTACCAGATAAAAATGCTGTACTACCAGTACCTACCATCTTCATAATACCGTTAGCAAACTTGCTAGCAGTAGATTGACCACGTGCGTATAATTCTTCTGAATCCTCATAAGGTCTACTACTCTTATATCTATCTCCTATATAAATAGAAGAATAAGGTAATTGAGCAACAGGAACTCTTCCACCAGGAAAACTTACAGGTGTATTATTCCATAAATCTTGAAGAGTTATTTTACCACCTGTTCCTTGTTGAGGTGCCATTTGAAAGTTACCTTCTACAATAGGAGTTGTTGGAAAACCTTGAATAACTCCGCCTAGATTAAGTGGTCTATCTCTATCAAGTGATTGTTCCGTAAGTGATTTATTTACGTTATCTGGCATCTTTATTTGTTTACAATTAATGGAATTGCTTCAGGGCCCAAGCTTTTTAATCTTTGTACTGCTATATTTAAATCCACCTCACCCTCTAGTTCTTGTACAGAAGACCTACCGTTTATATCTTTTGCATAAACAATAGGAAACCATAAACCATTTTGAAATTTAAAGTTAGCTTTAATGTCTATTCCTTGAGGGGTTTTCATCATTCTTGGAAAATCAGATTTGTCAAAATACGAATCATTATTATAATATGTATTTACATCATTAGGATCTAATGTAGAAGTTCTTTGATTTGCATTTAATGAAACCTTTCTTCTAATAGCAGCAATAGAATTTGATTCATACAATGAAGCCATATTGATTCCTCTATTATTAGCTTCTTCGTCTGATATCACCATTCTTCCTGATACCTCCCCATTAGTATTATATGATACAAGTTGTGTAAGAATGTTACCATTATTAGGATCTCTAAATGTTTTTGCTTGTACAACATCTGGATCTTTTTGACTAATTGCTGTAGCAAAGTTTTTAACTTCACTTTTGTCTGCATAGTTTTTACCGCTTTCAATATAGCTACCAGCCATTGTTTTTAAATCAAGATATGTTTTTCTATCTGTTTCAGCATCCCCTATAAGAATATCTAGTTTCATAGCAGGTTTAAAGTAAGTACTTTCTTTTAAAAGCTCTGCTTTTTTAGCAAGTGCTTTTGTAACCTTCTCATTATTAATTAAATTATATGCCTTATCTAATGAACCTTTAAATGCTAAACTAGTAGCATCTGCAAAACCAGGTGCCATCTTTGAAACACCAAGACCATATCCTTGATCATTCCTTAAATATGTATCTCCACCACCAAGAAAGCTGTAAATATTATTAGTAAGATCTTTAAACTCTCTAACTATAGCAGTTGGTACATCTAAAGTTTTAGTTGTACCAGTTCCATATCTATCAAGAACTGTAGGTAAAATAAAGGCTTTACCTCTACTAGCTAATCTTGCTTCTGCAGCTTTAGCAGCATTGACTTCTGCATCTGAAGTATAATCTCCAACTACTGATTTATGACCAGCTAAATAAATAGCAGCATCATTAAAATCTTGTTTATCTAATGTATATTTTTTACCATTATAATTAACATCAACATTTTTAATATCAGCATCTTTAAGTAAATTACCTAAATCTACTCCACCAGCTTCATTTGAAGCTTTTATGTTTATTGTTTTCTCTTCATCTAAAAGACCACTATATTCTTTCTGTGCTTCTTTATATGAATTAAGACGGTTTATTAAAGTTGGAGAAGCAGTAGATAAATTTTTAGTAACTCTTTGAACAGCACTTCCTCCTATTTGAGTTATATAATCTTCAAGAGGTAACTTAGCTTTTTTTGCATTAGCCGCTAAGATTCTTTGAATAGATTCTAATCTAGTAAAACCAGATCCTCCCTTTTTCTTCATATCAGCTGTAAGAACAGCATCGTTTGCAGGGTCTCCACTAAACATACTATCCCAAACAAATTCATAAGAAGAGTTTAAAAACTTTGCTCCCACTTCAGCTTTTTGTTTTTCAGCTTCTGCTATTATATCAACATCTGATGGATTCTCATCACGTGTAGGTCCATTACCATCACCACCCATATTAAAGCCTGGAAACATATTATTAGACAAACCTTTCCCTTTACCCATCATTGCAATCTGTTTTGCATTCTCACGGTTAAGTTTATTTTCATTTGCTGTAAATGCTCTAGTCTCTCTAGCATTGTTTATATCCCATTGTAACCTCTGAGCAAATCTAGATTGCTCATTTGCTTCTTGCATCATTTTAAAATTAGAATTCCATAAAGGATTCTCATGAGCTTCTACACTACTTCTAACAGATCCATATATAGATTTGTAATTACTTACAACTCCTTGCTTATATAAATATCCTTTTAGGGCATCTGGACTATCAATAGCTTGTTGAGCTAATTTATCATAACTAGATGTAATTGTGTCAACATTACCTTTAACAGCATCTATTTCTGTTTGTACATTTTTACCTAGTTTTTTATCTAGATTTAAGTCAGCTAGTTTATCTAAATATCCTCCAAGTGTAGCATCTCTTTGATCATAAAGCATATCAACTAATGCTTTAGGAGTATAACTTTTATAATTATATCTACCACTAATTTGTAACTGTTGTCCCACTCTAGGGTCAGCCATGATTTGGTTAATAGCTCCTTCTACTTCTTGAGGAAGTCTACCTTCCTTTTTCATTCTCATCATCACTGGAGAAGCAATGTAATTACCTTGCTTGTCTCTTGCATACGAACCATCTGCATTAGTTTGATATAATTCATCAAATGTATATCCACCTGGCTTGATAGCATCAAATGTTTCTTTTGCGTATTTATCTACATCAAAGAATGGAGTGTAGCTAGAATTAAACTTATATCCAGCTTTACCAGAAGTTAACCACTTTTGTACTTCAGAATTAAATAAGTCTACGTTAGCAGGATTAGATTTACCTTCATCAATAGCCTTTTGCATTTTCTCATTTTGCTCTCTATACCAATTAGCAGAAGAAACAGCATTTCTAACAACTGGATCTTTAACTATTTTAGTAGCCATTCCACCAACAGAATTAACTAATTGCTGGTTAGAGAAATCCCCAGCAGCAACATACTTTAAGTTGTTTCCTAATTGATTAAGAGAAGACTGTAAATACTTTCTATCAGCATCTGTAGCTACAGGTAGTCCACCTATCTCATCCACATAGGCTTGGATTTTTTGCACACCTGCGTCATATTGAGCCTGCTTTTGCATGCCAACTTGAACCATTGCCTCAACTGGAAGCTGGGCAATGTAGGGATTAAAGGATGATATCTGGTCTGTAAATGAAGCCATAATGTATGAATTAGCAAATGTAATTTAAAATATTATATATACCAAGAGAAATAACAGTTTTGGTTAACTTGGTATAACTGAATTAGTTATAGATTTTTGAGTGCTTTTACTATAGCACCATTTCTAGCAGTTGTCTTGGTTGTCTTAGGTTTCTTGGCAGCTTTAGCTTGTTCTACAAATTTAGTATAGTCATCCCAAGTTGGTAACTTAATACCTGTATCTGGAACACTTTGGGTACCTTCTGTTTCTGAATTGTATACAACTGGCATATTTATGTTAGCAAGACCATTCAAATTTCTAGCTCTCATATCTTTACCAAATCTGTAGTTATATAAGTTCTCATAAGTATTCAATTGTTTGGTAGCAAGTTCATTCTGAAGCATCTTAGCACTAATAGAATTAAGAGCCGTAATTGCTTGAGCTTTAGTATTGCTCTTAGCTTTAGATTGTCTTTCATATTGATTATCAAGAATTGCTAAGTTCTTAAGCTGAGCATCATTCATAATATCTCTGTTCTTGCTATATATAGCAGCTTTATTAGCTTGATTCACTCTAAATTGATTAGCTAATACACTAGAGTTAGCACCGTATTTTTGTGCAGCCAAGGCAGCCATTGCTTCAGGATTTCCATTAGCCTGTCTTAACATTGCGTTGAAATCAGACTGATTAGCATTTAACTGATCCTGGAAAGAAACATCATACGGAGTGTCTAACATTGGGTTGTACAATTGAGCTTGTACAGGTTCAAGTTGGTTATTAGCCAGAGCGTATTGTTCTCCTAATGTTTGTCTATAATCAAAAGGGTTCTTAGTAAACGGTCTTAAATAGTTTAACCCCTCATTAACCACAACTTCCCAAGGAAACTTTTGTTTAGGAGGAGTTGGGGATGTGCCTGGTGGCACTACAGGGTCAATAGGAGTTTCACTAGGAGGAATTACTGTTCTTGGAGGAAGAGGGATTTTAGTTTTAGTAGTCTTAGCAGCATTATCTAATGCAGCCATGTATTGTTTAGTTCTCTTACCAAAGATAGAATCTTCATTCCCACGTAAGTCATCAAGTTTATATTTATTCTTTTTTGCATAAGCAGTAAGAGGTTCTTTGCCTATAACAGCTTTTGCATATTCAGGGAATAACTTATGATATTCTTGTTGAAACTTTTTAACATCTGTTCCTTTCTTAGTCTTTTCAGCTTTTGCATATAACTCTTTAATCATTGCGTACTTGTCCTCATCTACTGTAGGAAGACCTGGAGCAGCTGGTGCATTTGTAGGATCTTGTGTAGGAGCAAATGGATCTTCTCCTTCAAAATCCATATGGAATCCAGCTTGTGCCTTTTCTATGGCAGCACCATATTTTGCTTGGTTTGAGTTCACGTTATCTTTTTTAAGTTTTAAGTTTCCTTTTAATACGTCTTCAGAAAACTTTTTAGGGTCTTCATATCCATATTCGTTTGCTGTGTCAAGAATAGCGTTCTGTCCAGCAGCTAATTTCTTTTTCTTATCAGCAATAATCTTCTTACCTAGATCAGCTCCAAAATTATTAGCTAATGCAGAGTTCATTCCCAATTGACCACCAATAGATCCATCATCAGAAATCAACGCTAAATCTGAAGCCTTCTGTTGTATTTTGTTTAATTTTATTTCTTCCTTATTTAAACCAAATACAGCTTTCTTAAACTTAACTCCTTTCAACTTCTCATCTCCAGCAGACTTAGCTACATAGTCAGGAATATGGATGTCTCCATAAACAACTACATCATCAGACTCACCACCATTATTAAACTTCTGAATTGGTTCATTCTCTACCTCTACAACATTATCACCATATTGAACACCAATTCCTGTTTGTCCTTTACCATTAGATTTCTCATGAGAGTTACCTTCAGCTTCTACACTATCTCCTAAGTATTCATTGTGAGAAACTGTATTAAGCTTACCGCCCCATAATGTTTTCAAATCACCACCGTAAGCCATTTGTCCACCATACTCCATATTAGGTGCTGTATATCCTGGTAATCCACCAGGCATAGTATCATTCATTTGTTGCATGTATCCTTGAGCCTTCTTCTCATTTAACATATCATATCTATCCATGATTTGTTTTTTACCAATCAAGTTAAGGAATGGTCTACGCTCTTCTGTTCTACGAAGTTCATTTACAGCAGGTTGCCCTTCTGTAGCCATTCTTGTAAACTCTGAAAACTTATTACCATTATCTCTACCATATGAATAAACTTCCTGAGATGGTTGGTTATCATAATAGTCTTTAGTGTATTGAGCACTTGTAAAGTCTTGATTATAATTACTTCTACCATTTCTATTTGTATCAGTAGTATTCATTTGTGTATAAGCTTTAATATTGCTCAATCGTGGATTTGCCATAGCACCACCAGTAGGTGCAACTTCTACACCTGGTTCATTTGTTCTCTTCATCCATTTACCATACTGAGCTCTATCTGTATACATAGCTGCAGCACTAGGAGGAGTGTATTCTCTTAAGTGGCCACCAGCACGTAACATATCAGCATCATTAGGAGGTGCTAATAGATTTTTCATTCTATAGTCACCAAATGAAGCAATCACTTGTGGTTGCCAATCATTACTTACCCATCCACCATTTTCCATGTTACTAGAATACTGAGACTGAATAGATTTAGCACCTTGAGCCCAAGCAGATCTTTCTACATTCTTTTCAGTTTGATCTTGAAAACCAGCAAGCTTATTAGCATCATCTGCACCACCAAGTAAGTTACCAGCAACCTTTCCTAAGAACCCACCCACTTGTCCACCAAGAGGACCAAAGAATGCAGAACCAATTGCAGATCCTACACCTTTACCAATAGATGCTTGACCTGAGTCTTGGAAGTAATCTCCAAACTCTGCAGTAGGAATGCCGCCACCATAAGCATATTGTTTAGGATTGCTATCATCTAATGGTTCATATCCAAGATCCATATATAAATTGCTAGGAGCATATGTGTTTTGAATCTCTGCACCATATTGTGCATTTAATACATTACTGCCTGTACCATAACTAGGAGACATTTGATTAGGACCAAACTTTTGATCTTCTGGTCTCAAAAACTTATTTTTCTGTATACCCACTGGACTTGACTCAGCTGCTTGTGCTGTAAGTCCTGAGATTTGAGCTGATTGATCAGCTTGTTTAATTGCTGCCTTTTGTTGTTTAATTTGACCAATGCCATTTATAATATCTGGAGCAGCTTGTAATGCACTACCAGCAGCACCAGCCCAATCAAATCCTTCACCACTAGGAACACCCTCACTTAATCCTAAAGCATCTGTATCAGCCTTACTAACACTGCCAGAAGCATTATCAACCATACCAGTCTTTGTATTAAAAGTAGCTGTGCTCTTTTTTCCTTGTCCAAAAATACCTGTTGTAAAAGGTGAGTCTATAGGAGATGATGCTTTTTTTGTATTACCAAATAAACCTCTTGGACCAGACATCCAGTTATCCTGCTTCTTATCCATAAGATTCTTACCAGCAGTCTTTGCAAAACCTCCAACCTTGCTACCTATACCTTTAAGAAACTTACCAAATTGAGCTTCTTCAACACTAGTCATATCTCCTCCACCTTCACCAAACAAAGCTGCAATATTCTTAAGTCCACCTAATGCTTCTTGTGTACCATCAGATTTACCAGCAGCAATAGTTTGAGCATTTGCTTCATCAGCCATCATCTTTTGCTGAGTCATATATTGATTCTTACTCATACCTAAATTGGTAGCTTGTGCTCCAACTAGTGCATCATCAAAATTAAAGCCTGCTTGAGCTTGAGGAGGATTAGCAAAGTCTGTAAGCTGGGTCAATTGAGTGTCAACCATCTTGGCACCCATAGCAGCTTTCTTAAGCTGTTTACCATGCTTAGCCATAAATGCTTCTTCTGTAGGAAACTTCTTGTAGAATTCCTTTTCAGACTTTACTTTAGCGATCTTTAAGATTTGATCTTTCATATTATAATCTATTGTATGATTTATTTATATTTACTTAGCCAGCCACCATTTTTCTTTTGTGAAGCTCTTTCTATTCCAGCAACTCCTACTGCAGGAAGAAGAGCTTTATATATATTTGGATTGTTCATATCAAACATTCCATTGTTACCTACAGCTGATTTAAGTTGTTTATTTGTTGGAAACACTATTTCATATGCGTCATTCCAAGGTCTAACGTTTGTTACATTAGGGTGTTTATTAGCAATAGCAGCATCATATCCAGTCAATCTTTCTTCAATAGGTATTTCTCCTTTCCAATTTGCTGTTCTATTAAAATTAAACAAATCTCTTTTACCTCCTTCATTAACTAATTGTTCAGAACTAATTGGATTATTAGCTTGACCATATAATTCATAAACAGTAGGAGTATGTTCTTTTCCTCCTATAAATGAACGTGAAGAATAAGCATAACTATCAGCAACTGTTTTTGATGGTGTTGTATATATTCCAACTCCTGAATATCCAGCATCTCCTCTTTGAAATAATGCAGGGTCAAAAACATTAAACCTTTCTGGAGCTCCATGGTATAACATAATTGGAGAACCATCTGGATTTACTAACTTAGAGTTACCAAATGCCTTTTTAAAGTTTTGACTTTGCTGTTGTACAAACTGTTCAGGAGTTCCTTTAAATTCACTACCATCAGGATTTTTCATCCATACATCATTGGCTTTAGTAGAGTTTTCTATATTAATATACTCCTCCATTAACTTTTTATTCTTAGGAATTTCAGGATTCCATTTAGCCCAGTCTATTTCAGATACTTTTGTTGATTTATTTTTAGAAACTTCTTTATATCCTTTTAACCAATCTTTCTTTAATATCTTACCTTCAGTTGTAGGTATATCTCTTTGAGCTATTTGACTCCATTCTTTTTTACCATATCTTTTTCCCCAGTCAGAAGCTGCTCTTGGTACCTCAGCAATAAATCCTTGTCCATACTGATCTGCTATATCAAATCTAGGACTATAGTAAGCTTTACTAAATTGTCTAGTAGTATTAAAGTTACCTATACTAGTGGGAGTTACATTTTGTTTAGCTCTAAACAGACCACTCTGTACTGCATCTTCCATTCCTTCTTTTCCAAGCCCTCTATACATCATTCCTTCTGTAGGTTTAAATGCATAAGGATTTAGTTTATATGCATTAGAAAGTAATCCAGACTCCATTGATTGAGCAACTTTTCCTGGAACTTTCAAAGCACTTCCTAAAGGATCTATTCCTAATGCTCCTGTACCAGCAGCTAATGCCAAAGATGTTGCAATAGCTTTTGGGTCTCTTGCTGCAATTGATTCTCCTAAAGCATCTGCTAAGACACCTACATATGTAGCTGGATTTAAGTAATCATCAAACATTTCTCCCACTCCACCAACACTCTCAGGAAACAATCTAGCTTTTTCTGCTATATTAAAACTACCAGGAACATTTACATCTCCTTTTGTTTTTCTTTTAGCTGCTCTTTCAGCTATAATTTTTTCATCACGTTCTTTGGTTCTTTTTTGAGTTTCTTTATTTATTCTAGCATTCTCTTCTTGTTCTTTCTTTGTAAGAGGTCTTATAGGAGCAGCAACTCTTGTAGCATCTTGACGCATTGGTTCAGGATATTTATCTAACCAACCACCACCTTGCATCATTGGATATTCTGTAACCTTATCACCATCAAACTTGTAATCTTCTCCAGGTTGCATCATCTTTGTATCACCTGTATCAGATACACCAAGAACAGGATAGTCAACTCCCTGCATTGTTATTTCATTAGAACCTATCTCTGTAATCTCACCTGGGTGAGCCCATTGTCCTCTGTCATCTTTAATAACAGAACCATCTTTACTTATATTGTTAGGTTTCCAATCAAGTCCATTCTGATAAAACTCCATCTCACCACCATTCTGTAATGTATGTCCTTTTTTCTTTAATTTGTTAAAGTGGTTTATATACTTTAACATATCTAAATAACTAACACTTGATGGTGTATTTTTCATAGCACCTGCAAGACCTATCTTAGACCAATTAGTATTTAATAATTTAGTAAGTTCTTCTTTAGGTAATTCCTGTACTTTATTCTGAACCTCTTTAATAATTGGGTCCATAGGAGGTATGTTTCTATTAGAAGCAACAGAAAATCCTGCTATAGTTTTATTAAGAAAATCTTTAGTTGAATATGGAAGTTTATCATAACTATCTTGTGTTCCTATAGCATCAAATACTTTATTTTCTATTGGAGCATATAATTCATTATATCTTTCTTTTTGAATATCTTTACCATTCTGAGCACTTGCTTTAGTCTTCTTAGTATACTTACCATTAGCAGGAGCTGAGCCAGCTACACGTGCGTACGTGAACCCTACAGCACCTGGTAAGCTACCACCCATAGCAAACTGACCTCCCCATGCAGGAGAATAGTTTCTACCTGTTGTATCATAACCATCTCCTACGTAACCAGGACCTACAGATACTTCTACATCATTAGGATTAAACTTTAGGTCATAGTTATCTTTAGTCTTTTTCTTTAAGACCATTCCTCCTTGCTCGTATTTATTTAACCACTTAGCCATTACTTGTAAGAAATTTGCGATGGTGTAATAATGAATTGAGATACTAAATTGGCTTCTGATGTATTATCAAGAATATGCCTCACCTTAAGTTCTTTAGCTCTTAAAGGTTCTTTCTTATATGATCTTTTTCCGTAATCCATATTAGCTTGATTTACAATCTTGTCTATTGATAATGACTCACAGCTCACCGTAAACAAAGGTACGGCTTTATTTTTAACTAAACTCCAAAATGTATTATACTGATAAAAATTATCAGATTTAGTATACATGATAGTTTTACTCTCAGCATTGTATATAGGATATTGTAAATAAGCTTTTAGGTTATTAATTGGTTTTGGTACCAATTCTAATACACCTGTAGACTGTTGACCGTTATATAACACTGCCTTATTGAACCAATGGTTGTCAGTTTCTATCTGAGCATTATCATTAAACACACCATCTGCTATAGGAAGATATTTATAAGCCTTTGTATAGTCTTTTACATTCTGAAGAATCTCATCATATGATTGATATGAGAATGGGTATTCAATAATGTAAGGTTCTATAATATCATAATACTTATTATAAATAGTTGTGTTAGCAAGATGTCTCCATAAAGAAGCTGTATTAATTGGAGTGTATACAACAGCAGCTATTTGTTCAACAGTCATTGTTGTAATGTCTACATCAATAATAGTCTTACACCTTCCTGTAGATTCTATAATAATTGAAGTAACAGCATCAGCAACACTAACTGTGTAACCATCAATAAGGTTATCTTTGGACACAGCTATACCCAAAACAGTACCTAAGTTATCATAGATATTGAACGGTCCTGTTCTGTTACCAGCTCCTGTTAATTTTATTATTACTATCTTAGCCATTTATTGTAAGTATTTTAACAAGTTACATAATTTGTAATCTCTCCACTTGTATTAATTTCTACAGCATATGTGTCTAATGGTCCTGTTAATTTACGCCAACCTACTGAACCAACAAATGGATTTGCTAAAGGATTAGTAGTGGTGTATAAAATTAACCCTACCATAGGTACTGTATTTCCAGATTCAGCCCAAACAATACTTGTTGTTGTTGAACTTGTACAAGCATCACCTGAAGTTCCAGTAGCTGAATTATCAATTTGATACTCCTCAGGAGGAGGAGAACATTGACCAACTTGACTTATAATAGCTAAACTGCCTTCTAAAACATTAGGTGTTGCATTATCACATAAACATGCATTTCCTGATTCACCATCAGTTAATACTCTACTTTGATTATTACCATCACAATCTGTCCACTGTACTATTGCACCTTCTGAACCTGCTGTAAAGTCCCAATTAAAACAACCAGCTCCTGCACCAATTGATTCACAATAAGTTGTTATGCTAGTTATTTCCATATCTACATAATTTGTACAACCAACACTATTAGATTTTACTCTAACTATAGTAGCAGCATCTGGCACCACGGTTGAAGTGTATCCAGCTAACAAAGCTGATTTTGCTATTCCTGTAGCAAATGCAGTAACGTATGCATCTGCATCTGAAAAAAGATTAAATGGACCTGTATCAGTTCCTGCTGCTGCGATTGTTATAATTACTGTTTGTGACATATATCGTTAATTTATTTATTGAAGAATAGCTGTTCCAGCAGTTAATGTACAATCATATGTTACTACAACAGCACTTCCTGCAGTTAATGTACAATCATAAACAGGAGGAGTAGGAGTTGTTGTACTAGTAGTTGTTACTGGTATAACATATTCTGCTGTACCACCTAAGTTACAATTTAATATAACTGTTGTTGTAGTTGTAGTAGTTGGACTAGGAATCTCCATAACAGCAATAGCTTCTAAATCACATCCCTCATTCAATCCTGAATAGAAGAAGTTGTTTTCAGCTATGTAATAGTTAGGAATATAACTATGGAAACTAACCCAGCTTTGTATATTTACACTGTATGATAGAGTCCACGACTTGTTACAGAAGTATTGTCTGTCTGTTAAACTAACTACCTTTCTTAAAGATAAATCACCATAAGCTTTATCAATATAGTACTCACCTGTTAATTCATCATATTGGATAACATCTACATACTCTTGTTGAGGAATGTAGTCAAGTTTAGATATAATTATTCTATCATACTTACTATCATATACACCATGTAAACCACAAGCATTGAAGTGATTATCTGTATCAGCATTAGGAAAATAACGTAATATCTCAAATGCTAAGTGGTCTGTAAAGAACTTATTAAGCCCTGAACCAAATGCAGACAAGTCTTGTATTTGACCACCCATTCCATTAATAAGAAACACTTGTCCTCTTTTAGCATCTATAGTTACTTGTCCATTAGGAATCTTCAATAAGAACTTATTTTGACTTCCTACATATCCAAGGTCTGTCTCAGCAAAATCAATTGGAGGAGCAGATCTAAATAGTGAAGGATTGCCTAAATAAGCAGCTTGAGGATTACTTGTATTTATTGTTAACAATGTATTATATAACAATGACTTGTTCTCAAATCTAGCTAATACAGCTTTGTTCTGAATACCGTCCAATGAAGTTAAATTGCCAAAGTTTTGAGGAAAGTCAAAGAATGCTACAGGAGCATAATTTAACCAGCTATTTACTCTTACGCTTGGATTATTAGCTTGTGCCTCAGAATAGATTGCTCTGAATGGAAAGTTTGTATAACACTGGTTGTTATCAAAATCTACAGGTAAGTGAGAAAAGAAATTTTCTTTATTCTGTTTTGAATATGTTACATTATATGTATATGTATTGTCAAATTGAATTGGAACAACAGATTGTTGTAACCAGTTATCAGGAATACCAGAACTCACGTGGGGGTAGAAGTCTCCTTCAAAATTATTAAATGCTTGACGTAAGTCTACATTTATAGAACTTTCTACATAATAATAAGGAATACCATAAGCAAATAGATACATCTTGCCCTCATATGAATAAGCTGTACTACTTAAAGCTGTACTACCTGGAGCAGCTGTAGTAGATGTGGTAGTGGTAGTATTACTTATAATAGTATAATCATTAGGACAATCAAGATAGTTTGCCTTAACAGATATAATATTTTTCATTAATGTTGTACCAGCCATGTAATTGCTTAGTACAGATCTAGCAGAGTACCAGTATTGTGGATAGGCAACATTACCTAATTCATCGTAGAATATATCACTATCATCAGGAGCTCCCACTCTATTATCAATAAAGAAAGGAAGTTTAGTTTTATAAGCAAATCTGCCAATAAAAGTATCTCCACCAAACACAGTTTGAATTCCTGATACATCACTTAATTGTTTTTGGAAACCTGTATCAATTGTATTATAAGAATATAATTGACCCCACTGATTAATGTTTATATTCTTAATAGATCCATAATAAGAAACCACTTTAATAGGTTCTTGTGTTTCTGGAGATGCACAAGCATCTCTTTGAGAAATTGTAAATCTTGAATCATCAGTAATTAAACTGTTCCCAGCAACTACTAAAGATGGAGTTTGTTCAGCAAATGGTAATGGGGTTACACCGTTTGGTGTTTTTAAATAAACAGAAGATTCTCTTTGAAAGTTATTTATATTATAAGTATCACCAACAGACTGAAAACCAGGAATAAGATATTGATATAAATCAAGTTCTCTTTGTTTAACACCTATATTACCAAATGCATCAGGAGCAGCGTTTTGAACATCTGCATTATAATCATATTGAGCAGTGGAATTAAATGAGTATGTAAAGTTTCTTCTGCTAATACCATTAATATAAATTGTTAAATATGCTTGGTAAGCAGTAAACATCGCTGTAGCATCTAATGTACCTGTAATTCTAGCAATGTTATAACTTGAATTCAAAGCATCTACTTGTGCTTGTTTAGTAATTAACTTATATAATGCATGATTTTTAACTTGTACAAAATGGGCTCTACCTCCTCCAAATACAGCACTTTCTAACTTAAGCACATTACCTAAAAAAGGTTGTCCAAAAGAAGTCTCTGGTGAATTAAACACCATTCTATATTTAGAACTATTATCAAATCCACTTAAGTTATTTGGAAAACAGTTTGTATTTTTATTATTAGTTGTTTCTAATATCGTATATTTATCAGATCCACTTACACGACTAGGAACAGTTGTAGAACTTACAGTAGTAGGATTATTTGGTACAACAGTTATATTGACACTTACTAATGAAACTGGATCAGTGTATATAAATGCTGTAGACGATCCATAAGCAGTTAATGTATAAGAAATAGCTGTAACGTTAGTAAATGTAGCAACTCCTGTAATTACTAAAGGAAGTGTAACAGAACATATTTCTGTCATACCAAGTGGCATATTAATTGCTAGTACTTCTCCTGAATAACAATCAGTATATTGTAATGTGCCAGCCGTAGTTACTACAACTTTAAATGTTTGACACTGAGAGTTATATGCATTATTCTGTTCAAGTAAGAATGGATCAGTTTTAATGTCATTATAAGGATAGTTAGGATAGTAATAGTAAGTAGCAGTAGGACTAGTTGGGTCCTCTCTTGTATACTTACCTACATTTCTTAACATACCTTTTGCTACAATAGATTTGTTTGTAGCTCTATCACCTCTTACAATTTTATATGCAACTATATCAGCTTTTTGATCAGCTGTTAAATTAGAATTATCAATTAACGATATTACCTGTTGTGTATTTATTTTAACACCAATAGGGTATAAAGCATTTGCTTTCTGCAATTCTGGAAGATTATAGTTTGGAGCCTGTGACTCAAACATTGGACTAACTAGAATATCAGGAAACTTATGATGACGAATCTTTTGTCCAGCTAAAGCTCCATATAAAAGAGTGTTACATGGATATTCTTCATTAGATTCCCAATATGCAAAATCACCAAATTTATATGGTGTAGCATTTCCAATATTAGGTCCTAAAGCATCTCCAACTACAGTTGCAGTGTTGTATATTTTCCAATAAGGAGCAGTTGTTCCTGTACCAATAAAATCAGCATTTGTAGATTTATCAACAACCACCAAATCATCAGCTGTAGCAACTCTACCAGGGATATGAAAACCACTTGTTTGTTTGCCGTTTCTTAATAAGAAAACAATTTCAAATGCATATATTTCATCACGCAGATACCCACGTAAGTTAGTAGCATTTAATTCATCAGCGTAAGTTTCTCCAGCAGGAATCTTATAAGTTTGCCATTGAAGATCAATCTTACTAGCAATACTTTGATAGTTAATTTTATCAATAGATGTAAGTTGATCCCATACAAGAATATCTTGTACAGCTGTTACATCTTGTGCAATATCATAATATGGAAACTTTTCAAATATTTCAGCAACTGTTAAATTAATTGCTTCTTCATATTGCCCTGTATAAGTAATTTGATTTGTAGCACCATCAATAAAATATGTACCTACTAATTGAACAGAGGTAATATCATTTATTGTTTTAATTACAGCCAAATTGTAATATTCAAAATATCCTGTTAAATCAATGTTGCTTATATCCACTACAATAGATCTTCCAACAGGATAGTTAAAATCAAGTGTTGTAAGCTTTGGATTTGCAATAGGAGTTGGATTAGTTACTGAATAGTAAGATGTGTATGCATCTCCTTGTGCACTACAATATTGAATAGCAAATTGATATGTACCAGCTCTTAAATCTCCCCCATTAATAATACTATTAACACTTAAACCTGGAATATTAAAATTAGGTTGTATCTTTAATTTATTACAATCAAGTATTGGTGTTACAATAGGATCACAAATAACATCATCTGCAAAAGTTGTAATATATGGAATATTATCAAGATCTAAATATCTTCTAGGGTTTAATCCATCTGTCCAATAAATCTCTGTACTACAGTTTGAAATCTTGTGTACAGCTTTTTGTATTGGATAGTTAATATTAAAGTTTAAACAAAGTCCTTCTACGTACATGTGATAGATACAATCGTTGTTATCCATGTATCCAATCTGAGAAGCCCCAGTTTCAGGATTAGTTAGAAAGAATATATGTTGATTCCTCTCTTGAATAAAATGTGTTCCAATAAGAAGAAAGTTCTCAGGAAAGTTTAGACATAACTCATTACCTGGTTCATTTTGGTAGTTTACAGCAGTGGCACTAAAATTCTCAACAGATGCATTTAAGGCATAAGTAAGCTTACCCTTCTCAACCTGGTTTACAGATGAGTCCATATTTAGTCCAGTTCTACCTAAACTAAATTCCTGTCTAATATTTCCTTGTTCTTGATCTGCCATAATTATTAATTATTTCTTCTCCTGCCGTATCTGTTAGTTCTATTAGGTAGTTCATATTGAGCAAACCTTTGCAAATCATTTTTAATTCTTCTTTGCTTCTCCCAAGGAGTTTGTTTCTTAATCTCAATATCAGCCATGATAAATGCTTCATCATGTAACTGTTTGTAATAAGCTAGCTTTTGTTGTATTTGTTGGAAGGTCTCATCATTAATTTGATTTGAAAGAGTTTCAAACACTTTATATTTAATGAATGCTTCTACAAACTCTCTAATACGATAGTTATCAGGAATCAATTGATTACCTATATTATCATACTCTGTAGCATAAAATAATAAATGTACTACACCATTTCTGAAGTTAGTAACAAATTTGTTATCTCTAATGTCAAATGAATCATAGCCAGCAGAACCAGGAGTAAACTCATGCACTGTTGGAGGGGGAGCATAAAACTCCCAAGCATTACTGTATTCAACCTCACAGTTGTTTCTTGCAGAAATGTTACCTGGTTTTAATAAATATTCTTGTCTATAAGATCTAGCTATTGCATTGTTTGTTTTGTATACAGCTTGTATAAGCTCAGGCATACATGTAGGACAACCTGTTGTACATTGAGGATTGGTACAGGGTACTGTTCCACTAATGATAGGTGCTATCTGAATAGTTGTTTGAGATGCAGCTTGTGAATAGAATGAGTTAGCTGATTGATAAGGATACCCTGGAATCTCAGTACACATCCAAGCTTCTCTAGCAGCATAAAAGTTATCAGGAAGCCTAGCTTGGAAGTCTTCAATATAAAGAACTTGCTCAGCAATAGCATAAGTTGTCCTACCTAACTTGTTTAAACACTTGTTTAAATAAGTAGGGAAAAGCAAATCATCCACAGCTCCTGTGTCAAAATAGCTTTTTAATTCTTCTTTAACAGTTGCATAAACTGGTTCAGGAGATACAAATCTGTACTTATAATAGTATGACATAATTTATTTTTTCCACTCACGATAGATGTGTTGATACGTATCGTTTGTTTTTATATAATGTGAGAGCAATCTTGATGTAACTCTTGAAGGTTTAAAATACCACAAGTCTATGTTTCTTAGTCTGGCAGTTTCTTTAAACCATACCCAGCCAAAAAAGTAACCCTCTGTGTGATAATTAAAGTTGTATATAATTTTTCCCTTCTCTTTAGACTTTTGCCAGTCTACTGGTAAGTTAATGTACTCCTTACCATTGATATCCTTAACCTTCTTTCTTTTCTTTTTATTGATTGAGAACTCACCAAACCCAAAAGGTAGCTTTGCTTTTTCTCCAGTTTCTAGTATATAACTTTTAAAATTCTCATTATAAGAATATAAAATGTTTCTCCACTCATCAAATGTAATTTTAATTGTGGGATGCTTCTTGCAAAAGTTATTGTAGTTTTCTTTACTGGAGCTTCTCCAATCAATTTTTATCCTCATTACTGGGTTGGTTGTGCATTAGGAGCTTGCCCATCAACACCGTTATCTGCCATATCTGTTTTAATACTAAAATATGTAGATAATAATTTTTGAGACGTAAGCTCTAATACTTGTTTCTCAAGATATCCTGGACAACCATATTCTTTATCCAAAGGATTTTTGCAGTATTCTTCATTAGTAACCTCAGGACCAGTTCCACAACCACATTCTGGATACGCAATATCATTAGGAATATCTTCTTCAAAGAATGCTGATATCCTAACTGATTTTAAATTTGGATTACTCAAATATAAGTAACCTTCATTTGCTATCCAATAGTATGTTTGTTTTTTAATAATAGGAAGTCCCAGTAAGTTTAAATATCTATTGATTGTAATCTCTTTAAACTTTGTACCCATTCCTCCCATAGCGTTTATAGAATAAACACCTTGTATTAAATATTGATAATTTCCTTCTGTAATCCTAGGAAGTTTATATTTACTTCTAGAAACAGTACATGGATCTACGTAATTACAACAGTCAGAAATAGGAACTTCTACCATTTCCAAACATTGGATGGTATTAAAGACAGTATCAGTAGCCCAAAGCTTTCTGAGATTTGTCTCACGTTTAACTAATAACTGTGTGTTGTTTCTAATCTCTGATGCTATAACCCTATCTGTGATAACGTTATCTGTGGATATAAGCTTATGCATTCCACGCACATCTGAAACTAACTTACGTAATGTTGCCATTATAAATACTGTTTAAATATATTTGTCATTCCTGACCCTTGTTCTATTAAGAATCCAGTCACTTCTGCTTTAGACATTGTATGACCGTTCTTATCATCCCAAAGGCTTTTAGCATTAGAAAATGCTGGTATTTGGTAAAATTTAATACCATTGAAGTCGTGACTAACCTCATGGTGTTTGTCTCCTGTGAATATGTAGAAGTTGTTATGGAAAGACCATCCTTCTCTAAATTCTATTGGGAATAGTGCTGCTAACTTAGCAGGCTTAATTGCATCTCCATGGTTAAACATCATTGCTGAACCACCATAGCTTATGTACTTTCTATACTTAGGAGAGCAGTCAAAAGTTAATCTGTCTGTGTTTCTAAAATACGTTTGTAACCAGTTAACCATATGCCATCCTACAAACTCATCATGATTACCTGCTACGTACACAACATTCACATTCTCAGCATATTGTAATAACATTGTAATCATTAACACCTCATGTCCACAGATGTATTCAAAAGATGTTTGATATGTATGAGTGTTTGTTTGAGGAGTACCCTTTGTGGTCATTCCTGTAAACTCACTGTTAAACTCATCAGAACCAATGATGTATGTAATTTGTTCTAAGTTGTTGGAAAGCTGTGCTTGATTAGCAATCAACTCTACCTTGTACATGATGTTAGAAAGCCTATCAACTATATCATTGTTGCCATCAATATCATATTTGTTTAAATGAGAGTCTTGTTTGTTGATAATTAACATACCGTTACTCTTACCATTTATAAACTTAGGACTCATAATGTCCTGACTAACAGGCTCATATGAAGCTAAAAAGTCCACAAAGCTATCTTGAAACACTTGCTCTGCAGACTTCTTTCCTAACCAGGCTTTTACTTGCCAGTGTGGATTATCTCCGTTTCCCCAATAGTTTTGTACGTATTTAGTTATCTCCCACTTATCTGTGTCTATCTTACACTTCTCAATAAGCTCATCAAGGCTTTTAATCTCTTCTGAGACATTGGCTACAATCTCTCCAGTTCCTTTCACTAGGTCTTCTGTAAACTTAACTACAGTGTCCTCTAGATCAGATATATAGTTGCCAGTGATGGCCTCTTCTTCTCTCTTTCTAATATCTGTTAATAACTCATCAATCTCTAATTCTGTCACTCCTAGCTTGTCAGCGTAATATTTCTTTGATTTTTTCCAGTGTAACATCTGCTGTAGCTGCTCCAAAAGGGGTTGGTTTCCAGACATATAGGTTTTAAGTTTGGTTAAAATTAAAGTAAAGGTATGAAACTTTTTTGATATTTTCCAAATTTAGTTAACTAATTTAATTATATAGTTTAATCAATTTGATTAGAGTTCAAAAAAAAAACCCCCAGGGTAGAAACCCCAGGGGATGCCCTGTAAACCAACAAACAGGGTTTTTAATAATTTATTATAAACAAGGCCCAATTTCTGTTATTGAAATAGCTTCAGAACTTGAATCTACAGAATCTCTTGCAGCACAAATTTCTCTACATTGCGTATTTACTACACTTGACTCTATAGATGTTCCATTACAACTTATGTAAGTAAAAGGAAAAGCATCTCTATCTCCTGTACCATCATTTGCACAAACCTCATAACCATAACATTCAATAGGAGGTATTAAAGTTGTACTTGAACTAGTTGTGCTAGTAGTACTAGTTGTTGTAGCAGGAGCACCTGATACATCTAAATAAAGATCTCTTTGACAAGCTCCTGTAGACCTAACTAAAACTTCTGTAGTTCCATCAGGAACAGTTGCGTTATAGCCAGCTACCAAAGATGCTCTAGATACACCAGAGATGATTATTGTTGAAAACCCATCTGCATTTGAGTATATGTTAAAAGGTCCTGTATCAGAACCAGCTGTTGTCAAAGTTATTAATACTGTCATGTTGGTTTATTTAATTAAGGTAATTTTATCCAATCAGATCCAGAATTTGTAGATCTCCAAAGTCCAGTTGTTTCTGAAGCAATTGCTACAAATGAATTATAAGAAATTGATACACTATTCCAAAGTTGAGAACTTGTCACTGGAGAAAGCGTACCAAATGAAACTGATTTATATAATCTACTTGTACCTGTAAGAAATTGCATAGCTATAATATTTGTACCGCTTCCATCTATAGTTATATCACCCCATTGAGTAGAAACTCCACCAAAATTTGCGTATGTTTCTCCATAGTCTATACTTCTTTTTAATTGAACAGCTCCAGGACTAAATCCATAAACTCCACCTTGATTAGCAACAACCACCTTTGATCCATCTGCATTTGTACTCACTGCAAAATATGTTTGATCTTCATCAAGTGCTTTAGGTGTAAAAATACTTGAGGCACTTGTTGTTCTTCCTACACTACCTCTAAGTGGTGCTATAGAAAAATTGGGACTAGCAGCATATTGACGATCACCTGAACTATTTATTGCAACATCATATACTAATTGAGGAAGAACATCAATACCTGCATTAATTGAAAACTCCACTCTTACAAAAGATACTCCATAGTCTGAAGATCTCCAAACTTGATTTAAGTATGGCTCGTTTATTGCTTCACCTGAATTCATTGAACCAACTATTACATATTGTCCTGTTCTATTTGTAGTGATTGAAGAATATGCATTACCTGTACCCCCTGTAGCATTCCAATTAACCCCATAGTCTGTAGATCTTACAATAGTAGATGGTTGTCCTGATTGTTGTACAGTGCAATATATATATTGACCTGTTCCACTTATTGCAACTCGTTTTATTAAATTTGCTGCAGCAGCTACAAAAACTGATCTATATGTAAGTCCGTAGTCATTAGAAATATATAACTTATTATTTGTTGAACATATTACAGCTACGTATTTACCATCATTTGAGCTAGTAACATCATCTCTACTTACAGCAACACTAGTAAAATAAAGATTGTTAGTTGGATTAATTGTAGTGGTTGTAGTTGTAGTACTAGCACATGGAATAGCTTGTGCTATTACATTTGTACAAGCTCCAGTAGATGTTACTGTCACTTGACTAGCAGCATTATCTACATCAACAGTTTTACCTGCAAGCAGTTCTGCTTTTGTAGCAGTTGATGGACTTACACTTCCAACATCTGCTGTAAGATTAAAGTTTGGTCCTAAGTTAGCACCTAACCCAGCTCCTAATGTTAATGTTATATTTATTGCCATTTTTTATTTTATTTTATATACACCCACCATCACATCTTGAAAATACGTTTAACGTTAATGTGTTTCCAATATCTCCACTTGTAACAATATATGTTGCTGAAAATAAAGTAGTAGAACCATTACCGCATGAAGCATCTGCTATAATACCAGATGTGTATGCGTTTGCTTTATCGTCAGGATTAGTACATCCATATGTAGTGACTTCAACATTAATTGAATCACCCATAGAAACAGCATATATACCACTTGCATTTGTACTTCTACTTTCAACAACTGAACCATTTACATATAAATCCATATTACCAATAACACCTGAACCACTTTCATTAAAAGTCCAAGATAAGTTCGCAGTTGAAGCAGTGTTACAAACTACAGTGAGTCCATTGTAATTACATTGAGGTATAGTAGTTGTACTAGTTGTAGTGCATGGATAGTTTGCATAACAACATCCTGAATAATTCACAGAAGATAAACGAACACCAACAACTGAACCTCTTAAAATTCCACAACCTGTTACAGGTCCACCTTCTCCTCCAGATGAACATGCAATAATTCCTATAGACCCACCGTAAGGAAGATAATAATAATATGTATTTCCAGAACAATCTTGATATGATATAGTTTGACTAAATCCATCTGACATTTGATTATATACTTCAACACCTGATACACAAGGACATGGATAGTCTTGATATTTAGGAGCTCGTGTATCAGGATAAGTAGACCAAGGGCTAACTGTACCATCTATATAGTAGTTAGTACTAGCTTCTCCTTTGCTCATAATACTACCATCAAGAGGAGGAGTTGTCCCAGGCTTCTGTATATATCCCATTGTAGCAAGATCTGCTCCTGTTACTAAAAAATTACTAACTTTCATTATTGGTTTAATTTAGCTTCTAATTCTGCTATGCGTTTTTCTAATTGTGCTATTTTTAATGTATGTACATCTGAATAGTTAACTACTAGTTTATCTTCTCCTGATACAACATCTGGTAAAATTGCTTGTACCTGTTGTGCAGAATATCCATATCTAATTTGATTAGACTCTTCATCTGTACGAGTAAATTTAATCACTTGTATTCCTAATACATCAATATTAGGATTTGTTTCTAATACATTTTTAAATCTGATATCTGATGTTTCATAGAATGAACCAGCATTTAATTGAGAACCACTAATTGTAACTCCTGTATTTGCTGTTGCACTGTTTGATGTACCATTTGCTGTAAGAACAGCTCCTGATGTTGTAGGAGAAATGGAATTAAATCCTGCTCCATTAGCTCCACTAGTTCCAGAAGTTCCAGATGTACCTCCTGTACTAGCTCCTGAAGAACCAGAAGTACCAGAAGTACCCCCAGTGCTAGCTCCAGATGTACCTGAAGTTCCTCCAGTACTTTGACCTGAAGACCCTGAGGTACCAGATGTACCACCTGTACTTTGACCTGAAGATCCACTGGTTCCAGTTGTACCAGAAGTACCTGTTGTTCCACTTGTGCCAGTTGTTCCACTTGTGCCAGTAGTTCCACTTGTACCGCTTGTACCTGAAGTTCCAGACGTACCAGAAGTCCCTGACGTTCCACTCGTACCAGATGTACCAGTGGTTCCAGATGTGCCTGATGTGCCAGTGGTACCGCTAGAACCAGCTGTTCCAGATGTTCCTGAACTACCAGCAGCACCTACAGGAACTAACATAAATACTTCACCACTAGCAGGATTTGTACCCTGAGCTGCAGTTTGAGTAACTATAAATCGTTCAAAACCCACTTCAAAAGGAGAAGTGGATACAATTTCTAATATTTTAAATCTAGAAGAATCAACCGTACTAACTAGCTTAAGTGCTGAGAAAGGGTTCAGTGCATCTAGATATGCTGAGAAGTCAGCACTAGGATTATATGATAAATCACTGATAGCAATTTGAGAAGCAGAGGCTAACCAACTTGCATCATTTAAAGTGAAATATGTAGCACCAGGATTAATGTCTGTGTTTGTACTAGGATTAAATCTCCATTGTGCAAGACCTCCTTCAAAGCCTGATGTACCAGATGTGCCAGTTGTTCCACTGGTTCCAGTTGTTCCTGAAGTACCAGTGGTACCAGAAGTACCAGTTGTTCCACTTGTGCCAGTAGTTCCAGAAGTTCCAGTTGTACCACTAGTACCTGTTGTTCCTGAAGTTCCAGACGTACCAGTTGTTCCATGAGTACCATCTGTACCACTTGTACCAGAAGTTCCATCTTCACCACTTGTTCCAGCAGTACCAGATGTACCTGTAAGACCACTTGTACCGTTTGCACCACTAGTTCCATTAATACCACTTGTTCCATCAGCACCTCTTCCACCAGATGTTCCACTGGTTCCTGAAGCACCGTTTGTACCACTTACACCAGAGGTACCAGAAGTACCGTTACCACCAGAAGTACCATTGGCACCAGATGTTCCAGATGTACCAGAAGCTCCTGGTGTACCGTTAATACCAGAAGTTCCTGATGTTCCACTTGTACCACGAGTGCCAGAAGAACCAGACGTACCTGAAGTACCTGTTCCTCCACCACCTGTACCAATGGCATCATCTAATTTTTCTATAGCAAGAGTTAAGCAGTTTCCGTTTTGAACTCCTGAGTTTGGTAAATTAGGACCAACGTATATTACATTATTTGAATTGCTAATGCACTCAGCACATCCACAGTTTTCACTAGGATGATAATAAGCGTTATAGCAAGGTGTACCAGGTAAACAAGACATTTATAGTTGATTTAGAATATTAAGGAATATACATGATGTAATAAGAAGCAATTACAGGTTGAATGTTTGGATGACCTTGATTACTACCAGTGTTTGTGTTGCTTACATTTACAGTTGTTGCTACAGTGATACCTGTTGTAGAAGTTGTAGTTTGAACATTCTTTGGTGTTCTATTTACAATACCAATACTACCTGAACTATCCCAACCTTCTGGTGTATTACCAACATAATGACTATGCCCAGGATCTGTTACAGTGGATGAAGCACTTGCTGTTGCAGTGTGTGTGTGACTAGGAAGTTGATTAACATTTATAGCCACTGTGTTTGCACCAGCAATATCTTCAAGATCATAATTTGGATTACCAGCATAAACAGGATCTACAGCAGCGGTTAATGGTCCACCAGGAACATTAAGAATAGCTCCTACACCAACTCTACCTCTTTTATCAGGAGTGCCGTTAGAACCATTACATAAATAGATTTTATCCCATCCTAATGTTCCTATACCAGCACCTGTACCATCAAAGTTTGTAAGAGGACCATAGTATTCAACTACTGTAAAAGGAACCATCTTTAAATAGTTCTGAGTTACATTACCTGATTGACCAGCTATGTAAGCAGCTATTAATGCATCTAGGTCAGACAGCTTTACATAGTTTGTGCTTACATCTAAATCTAATGCTGCTAAATCTGCCACTACAACACAAAGTCTTGTAATAACAGCTTGTAAGATAGCATGTGTGTCAGAAGAGGCTGTTACACCTGTAAGACAATCTATTGTATAATCTGCATTTAATACAGCAATATCAGCAGCAACTGCAGTCACCTGAGCTTGTAAACTACAAACAGATTTAACTAACGCTGTGAATAATTGAGTAGAATTAGGAGAAGTGATTCCTATTAAGAATCCATTTATAAGAGCACATTTATCACCAGAAGCAATAGTTATAACATCACCTGTACCAGTTAATAACGGAACAAGTTTAGTTGTAATCATTTCTTCTACATGAAGCAATGTATCTCCTGTAGTAATATTTAGAGCAGGGATAGTTGGACCTGTATATCTAACACATTGATCAGATACAGTCTCAACACATCCATTAAAACAACTTGTACAAGACATTTTATAATTTATTTATTTATTAACAATATTACTCTACTTGCAATCATCTCCACTGTAAAAGGTGCACAGTATTCTGGATTACAAAGTTTGTAAGTTAATATTTGTTTATAGTGTAGTAAGTCACCAATTACCTGTCCTGGAATAAAATAATTCAAGGAGTATACAATATTATTATACTGATCATTAGCTAACGCAGTTAGTCTAAGATCAATATCAGTTAATAGTGCAGGTATGCTAGCACACTCAATACAGTCCGTTAATCTTGGTGATAACATTTCTTATTCTTTGATTAATTTGTTTCAGCTTGTTATTACATGCTGAACACAAGCCATTAATTAATTGACATCCGCAGCCTACTTTAAGGCCACAATCTCTACAGTTTGCCATATCAATAGAAGTTATTTATATAGTTGTTTCCAGAACAACCACAGTTGTTCCTAATAAAATTATCTAATTGTCTATCTGCCTGTAAATATAATCTGTTAGCTGTATCTATTGCACAGTTATTAGCAGCAGCAATAGAGCCTTGAATCATATAATATATACTATTTAGATTCACTTTTGCTTGTGTTCTAATTGCACTATCACATTCCATCATATCAAGCTTCATGAAAGCATTATCAAATTTTTCTTGAATTCTTTCAGTACGCATTATGTTCTTTTCTACAAAGTTTAAATATGCAGGAGCAACAGAATATTTCATAAAGTATACACCATCTGGAAGAGGTTGCATACCTCCTGCAAGAGTATTAAGTCCTAATATAATAGAATTATAAACATTAAAATCTTGAGGTATAAAAGGAATAGACACAGGAACAGTATATCCAGGAATAGTAATCTCCATAGTTGGAGCAACAACATTAGGAGGCTGTGTATCATAAACTGATATATCAGCAACACCTAGTGTTTTTGTATTGAAAGTATTTATTACTAAAAAATCTAGAGTCATGTCTTTAAAATAAAAATGCCAGAGGACTTGAGATTATCCTCTCACCCTCTGGCATAGGTTAATATGATTCTACTTTTATTCTTAAGGAATCAAAGTAGTTGTTGTTGAAGTACTAGGCCAAATAGTAGTTGTAGTACTAGTTGTAGAAGTGATATCACCACTTTCATCAGATACAACACCCAAAGCAGCCTCTAATACATCTAAGATGTCTTGAGTTAACGCTTGTGGAGCAGCAATGATTACTTGAGAATCTTCAATGATATAATCACCCCACTTGTAAGCAGATTTGTCATACTCATTAAACTTGATATACAAAGTATCGTAAGTAGTACCATCAGTTACCCAAGACTCAAAGTTCTCGTTGTAACCAACCATTCTGTACAAATGCTTCAAATAACCAGCTTGGTAGCTATAGAAGTTTTTCTCTAATTGTTGAATCTCTCCAGAAGTACCAGAAACATAAGAACTACGTTGAGTAATTACAGCTTGAGCTACTTGGTTACAAGGATCATCAACAATGAAGTCAGCAGTTGTAGCTGGACCAGAGAAGATGAATGTACGGAAATACATACGGTCATACTCCCAAGGGAATGCAGCCACATCACATGGTTGTCCATAGATAGTCAAAGGCTTACCGCTAATAACTAACTTAGCACTTGCATTATTACCAACTCTTTGGAATTGATAGAAAGTGTCAAAGCTAATGTTGTCAGGGTTGTTACCTGGAGCTTTTTGACGTAACTTGATGATTAATTCATCAATTAAAGCAGGTACATCAACATCTGTACAAGGATCACCACCACATTCTAAACATGGAGCGTTTACAGTTACACTACGAGTGAAACCGTTGAAATACAATGTGTCAATGTAACTAGAGAAAGCACGTAATGTTAAAGTTACAACTTCACCTGGTTTTACAGTGAAATCACCAACTTCTGTTACTTGGTTAGCAGCAACTGGATTACCTGTAACTTTGTACCATTCAGATACATTGTCTGCAGAAATCTTGTCAGAACGCTTAGAACCTTGTAAATACGTGTTTACTCTACCTTGAGCTAAATAGAAATAAGGAGCAGCTGCAATGTTACCTACAGTTGCAACAGCATAGTTATTGGTATAAATACCAAACTGACCAGCTGTTAAGTCTTGTGTTGATCCAGAGCTAGGTAATGAATTTCCTACTGGTACAACAAAGAGGGTGGTTAATGAAAAATCCGCCATTTTGTTTTATTTTAAATTATGAAAAATTACTCGTTTGTTTGAATCCTCATCTGAGCTGATTGAACTGCAGACATGTTTTCTGTGTACATTGCTAAATTTTGAACTGTTAAATCTACTAATTCATCTTCTAAGTATAATTCAAGTTCGCAATTTTGGTTAATTGATGGTTGTCCATCAAAGTCAGTATACCCTACTGAATCAATATACACTGGGTATCTCATATAAGATATGTACATCTTACTTGGTGTAAATGTACCATCTGTAAATATACTTATCTCATCAGAAGATATAAAGTTGAATGTCTCTTGATATTCAAAAGAAGGTCTATAATGAGTATTGTTTAAAAGCACAGATAAATCACCATGCTTTGCCAAATCCTTATTAATCCATATCTTTCTATCAGTACATCTTCCTTTATTAGCCAAAACATATGAGTCTACATAGAACATATATTTAGGAACTAATAAATCTAAATCAGCAGACCATTGATTTAACTCTGTGTTTTTTAAAGTTAGAGATAGTTCACCATCAATATAGTTCACTACCAATCTTTGTAGGTCTTCGTAACGCTTTTTAAAAGAGTCAAAGCCCATACCTGAAACTGTACTAAACCCATCAACCTTTTGCTTTATAAGCTTTATCTGAGCTTCATTTAAAGCTAAAATTTTGTCTTCTAGGTTAATTTGTTGATGCTCGTTAGTTGATAGTTTATTTAGTTTCTGGTCTATCTTATATAATAAACTATCTACAGGGATCATACAGAGGCTAGTTTTTTAAGTTTCAATTTTTGTTCCAAAGTGATCAATGCATCTTGATTATCTTCATCTGCTAAGAATCTGATTAAATCATCTTCATCTTTTGCAATAGCATGTTCACCTTCATATACTTTGTCATTTGCTTTTATTCTATAAATAGAATGTGCAACTGCTTGTTTTACTAAATCTTTAATATGGAGTAAGTTTTCACTCATGTCTGCAAATCTGTTAAACACTTCTACAGGATTTAAACCAGCGTGTTTACCATTTTTGAATTCAGTTTGTTTTAATAGGTTGTCTACTTGGTTATATACAGACTCTTCTTTAGAATCTTCACTAACTGGTAAACCTAATAATCTTGCTACCTTACGTTTCTTTTCAGGAGTCATTGCATCAAACTTAACAATAGCCTTGTTGATCAATTGTTTCTTCTTGAAAATCACTTGGTTTTCAATCTCATCATCAGCAACATAAAATTGTATATCTGCTGAATATTCACCACGCTCCCATGCTTGATAGCTAGAAGCAATTGTTGGATGAACTCTTAACCATGCAAAAGCTAACTCTTGAGATGGATTACTAAAATCAAAGAAGTTATCACCATCCATTAACTTAACAGCTTGTACATGTAGTACATCATCTGTAGATGTAGACAATCCATAGTTCCAAAATTTAGAACGAGGACCTAAGTCAATATCACCCATAGCAGCTTCAAGTTTAGCTTTCAATGCTGTAACTCTTTCAACTTCTAACTCTCTTTCAAGATTATCACTAATGCGTCTAATGTAAGCAGCATTTGGATCAAGACCTGTTCTGTACTGTCCATCAAGTTCTTTATAAGGATACTTGAAAACACCTGTACCAGGAATTCTTGTTAAGCCTTTCTGTGCAAGACCAGCCTGCATCGTTTGTAACTGAGAATTGTTATACTCTTTTTTTAACGTAGAGATTTTTCCTATCTTACCCATATGTAGTTGTTTTTTATTGGTTTATTTGCAGATGGTTCCCATTGAAGGGAATGCGGTGGGGCATGGAGCCCAAACCCATCCATCTGTGTAAGAAGATTCCCCCTCGTTGAGGGAGGGGGGAACATCTTCTCTGTGTAGTTTTAAGGATTTTAACCCTTAACTCTTTTATTAGAATTGAGGAATTTCTTCAATCAATACTGTTCTAGATAAATCTTCAATGAATACATCACAACGATCTTTCATCCAGATTTCGTATCCTGGGAATTTATTTGCAGAACTCATACCTTGAGACTTAGCAAAGCCTAAGTGGTGACGAGTACCATCAATATAACCCCAAGTCATAGAAGGAGCACCCTTCATACGTACTTCACGAATGTTGTTGATCATAGAACCATCAGACATTGGAGATACATCAAACACCATAAATACTGGAGTTGACTTCTTATTCTGACCAAATTCTAAGTTTGTTTGAGGAAGATCTAATTCTTTCAAGTGGATCAATTCAACACGACCAGTCTCACGTGTAACCATTGCATCAAATGCAAAGTTGTAAGTAATGTGTTGACCTTCTCCTTGTAAATATCTGTTACCAGAATCAGCCATGAAAGTTAAACCTGAATTCAATGCATCATTCTTTAAAGCTTGTTGGAACACGTCAAAACCAGCTTCGTTAGTGTACATTTTAACTCTACGATCCTTAACATCAACACGTCTGTAGAACAAGTCACCAAACACTGAACGAATCAAGTTTGCAGTGAACTCACCACGGTTGTATTGTACTAAGTTACCGTTATTACGCATTCTGTGGTAAACACCAGCAGATGTACGCTTTAATTCTTGCTTAGAACCATTAGTCTTCACGGTACCAGGCTTAGCCCAGATCATACGCTTAACTTTTAATTCTAACATAGACTTACGCATCCAGAACTCAATAAATGGTTCCCACTTAACATCATTACGAGTTAAAGGTAATTGGTTACGTCTTTGAGGAGCATATACTAAAATGTCTAAAGCTTTACCAGAAGCATCAACCATCATCTTATCATCAGCCCACTCAGTGATTTTGTGCTCATAACCATATGCAGAACCTAAAGATTCAAACATTGTGATTTGCTCACCTAAACGAGGAAGACCTAATAAGTCTTGGTCAAATTCACCAATTGCAGCATCAACTAATTCCAATTCAATACCAACTCTTAAGAAGTTAGGACTAACGAAATCTACAGTTGGATTGTCTGTAACTAAAGTGAAAGTGTATAAGTAACCCATGTTCCAGTTTACTGGATCTTTGATTACATAGAAACGAGGACCATACTGACGAGTACCTACAGATACAATTGCATTCTTAGAGAACTCATTAGTATCAATTACTAATTGGAATTCTTGACCATCAATACCTGGCTTGCTCAGCTCTAAAGTACTTGTTGGAATGTCAATGATTTTAGGGAACTTGTATGGAACTTGTACCTGCCACTTCCAAGCATCACTGTTGTTGTCAATATAGTAAGGAGTGCTCTTGTTAATCATGTCCAAGAAGTCATTACTGTAAAGAGAGCTTTGAGTATACAAACTGATAATTTTCTTATCATAATCTGCTGGCTCTGTAGAGTGAAAGCTTTCCAAGTGGTTAGCATCTGTTAATTTACCTACAGCACGCTTGTCCATAGAAGCTACTCTTGCGTAAGTAAAACCAGTTAAACCTGGAATTGTTTGAATTGCCATTTTTTTATTTTTTTAATTAATGTTTATTGAAATTGTTTATTGAAACCATGAGTTAGCTTTGACTGGTTGTTTAGATTTCACAGCACTTTTACTAACCTGTCTGGCTACCTCACCAAACAATTCATTTGACTTTTTGGTGACACCATTCTTTTGAATCGTAGAAAGTGTAGGATCTTTTTCCAAGATCTTAAGTAAAAGAGCAACTTTCACTTTTCTTTCATGATTCTCAGGACGTTTAAGTTCTAGAATAGTACGATCAAAGTCTGTTAATGTTTCACCAGAATTTGTCTTGTACTTATCTGTTACTAAGAAATCTTGTAGTTCACCAGCCAGTTTTGGATTAAGAGGAATACCATCAAACTCTTTTGCTTTTAGCTTGTCTTGTAACACTTGGGTTACATTATTAGCATATTGCTGTTTATATTGAGCTTGTTGTTGTAATTGTACTTCTTTCTCTTGTTCCATTTTTTGAAGCTTTACAGCTTCTTTCTTTACTAAGACCTTGTGATGCTTTGTAGCAACACTTTCAAGATCTCCGTAGTTCTTAAGTCTTTCAACTTCAGATGTAACATCTTCAGGATCAAATCCTTGATCAGCTAAAGCTTGTTTAATTACAGAAACCTGATTTGCTTCTTGTGCAAGATCCATTTCAGCAAATGATTGAATTTGGTTATATGTACCAAAGTAATCTTTAGGATCAACTCCTTTTACAAATATGGCATCAAATGCATTACGATAATCTTCTCCAAATTGACCAATGAAGTTATCAACCACTTCAATAGCTCCTTTCTTTTTCTCAGCATTAAACTTCTCTAAGAATTGTTCTGGAGTTGTAATTGGTTCTTCTTCTTCATCTTCTCCTTGAGTGAATACACCCAGTTTGAAAAGGTCTTTAGATAAAGATGAAAATGTTGACTCAGGAGCATCATCTCCTTCCTCTTCATCAGCATCATCTTGTTTACTATCTTGTTTACTAGTTTTTGCAACTGGTTGATTATCAGTATCTTCTGAATCATCACCATCTTCTTCATCGTCTCCACCTAATAAGAAGTCTGTTAAAGATTTCTTTTCATCAGGTTTTTTATCAGAAGTGTCATCACTAGAATTGTCTGCATCAGGTTTTTTACCTGAATTTGCAGAAGTAGTTTTTTTATCAGGAGCAGGAGGGGGAGTGTCATTAATATCCTTAATGTCATCAGGATTAGATGTAGCACTATCAGGGCCCATTAAATCGTTTAACAATTCAGCGTTGCCCATTCCCATTTCCATTGTATCTTGGATACTAAAGTTCCCAAAACCTGGATTATCTAGATTTTCAGCCATATGTAGTTGAGTTTTAATTGGTTTTGTAATGTAAAAGTATACTATAGTAAATTAATATCAAAGAGATGAAGCTCTATATAGATCATTATTTAAGATAATATAGCATTAATATTTTTTACTCTAATCTAATTTATTAATAAAGTTGTCATTTATAAGTCTAATGCTTCTTATTGGAGCTAGGTCAGTGAGTGTAACTTGTTGAACTTCAACCCCCCACTTCTTAGCTTCCACCCTCACTTTCTTAGTAAGAGTGTTATCAATTTCAGCATCTGTACACTCATCTAATGTCATAGACATAATGACATTTTTAATGATAGCTTGTGCCATATCTGATATAGCATCTTGAGCATCCCAAACTTCTAATAAGAATATTTTAACGTCAGCTATCTTATATTTAATCAATCCTTTCACAACAATATTCTGTTTATCTGCTGTATACAAAGATTGTGCATCAAGACTTAATGTTGTAGTGACAACATGCTGGTCAATCACCTCGTCAAACATTGGAATTTTCAAATGTATTCCAGGTTCAAGAACTTTTTTAAATTTTCCAAACCTAAGTAATACAGCTTTCTCGTAATCTCTTATTATAATTATTGGGGTTAGTTGTAACCACCAATTAGATATAATCTCAATCAGTTTATCAAACATAACTATTTAGTTTTCTTGTTCGCCCTACCTTTAGCATTCTCTTTAGCAATAGCTAAATCATTTGCTTGATTCTCTCTAGATACTTTTAACTTTTCTTTTTCTACTTCAAGTTTTTGTAAAGCTAATGTATTTTTAGATTGAATATCGTTCATTTTTAATTGATAATCATTAGCAGCTTTTGTTTGTTCACGCATTAATTTATCAACTTCTAAAGCATCAGGAACTCCATTTATGTCTGTATCTGGTAATCCCCCTTTAGATTCAGCAGAAATAATAGCAATTTCTTTCTTATTAATTCTGTCTAATGCATTTTGATAATCATCATGAGCTATTTTTTCAGCTTGCATTTGTTTAGCACTTTCAATAGCTGCCATAGATTGCTGTTGCTGTTGCTCAAGTTCTTGTTGCTTTTGTTGCATTTGTTGATCTTGCATTTGATCTTGACGATCTTTAAGTGTCTTAAACACCTTCTTCATCTGACGTACAGAGTTAGTGCTGTAAAGCTCAATGATATCATGTAATGAACCACCGTTTTGTAAAACAGCTTGAGATAAGCCTCTAATTTCATTAAACATTTTCTGATCTTCTGGTCTATTAGTTAAATACACTTTAAGATCACGGAACTTAAGATCTGTACCATTCACTTGTACAAATGCAGATTCTCCTTCGTTAGTAATATATGAAATAGTTGACTCAGGTTTTTTAGCTTCTACATATAGTGATGCATCAATTATAGCTTGATAAAGCTGACCTAATACGTATTCATGTGCAACAAATATAGGCTCAGTTTGAGAATATGATTGTGTAATAGCAGTGTTAGTACCTGTAGCTGATTCACTAGCTGAAATAGATCCCATACGTTGTCTAGACATACCTATCAATTCCCAACACTCATTCTTTAATTGTTGAGCTAGTGTATATCTAGATTGGATCTCTTGCGTACGTGTAAGATCAATATCACGGAACTGGTTAAATGATGATGGGCTCTTCAAATTTTCTGGAGAGTCATCAATAAACATTACACCACGGTTACGTGCTTCCATTTCCCATACATCAAGAGCATCTTGAGCATCTCCATCTTTAGGAATAGGAATATGTCTAATAGATGTTAAATACACCTTACCAACTTCTTTTTCTAACAGCTTGTATAATTGATTCATACAAACGTTATAAAGAACCTGAAAAGGTTTCATCATATCTACCAAGCTTCTAGCTTCTGTATTCTTAACTTCATGTACTAATCCAATGATAGGACAATAAGGAAGTAATTTATATGGTTTAATATGATAGATGTCTGGACCAATCTTAACTCCTTGGTACCATTCATTAATCCATCCCCACTCTAACGATTGTTGTGTAGGAATAGTTCCAGATTTGTAGTTTTCATCTACTAGTAAAGATTGCTCATTACCTAACTCATCTAAGTAAATTAATTTACCAATCTTCTTTTTAGAAATCCAATATGTACGTACAACAACATACTTGTAACCAAATGAACTAACATTAGATGTAAGACCTAAGAAGTCTTGTAAGCCATCATTGTTCTCTTTCATTTCAGACTCAATTACCATTCTTGTTTGTAACACTAATGGATCATATGTATCATATTGTACTGAATCAATACCTGGAATAGCATTAGGATTACCTAGATTAGATTCACGTACGTTAATCAAACCATAGTCTTGTAATGAACTACGTAAGTGATCAATCTCTTCTTTAGTGATATCAGGGAACGTTTCAATAATCTCAGATAGTTCCATCACCATAACTGTACCAGCAGCATATGCTCCTTGTGCACGTCCTGAAGGATCTGAAATATATTTTCTATCTGGTGTAGTTAAGAAGAATGTATTCTTAGGGTTAGCCACCTCAATATTAAATCCAACTTTTGAGTTATCTTCATATACATGATAGAACTCTCTAGAAGAAATTAATAAATCTCTAAACGCATCTTCACTTTTTTCTTTTAAAATAAACTCAGCTTTCTGAGCTGTTAATACATGATTAGCCCACTTCTCTGCAACAGATGTATAAGAATCAAGTTGATCTTTTACATCCTCCATTGTCATTTTTTGCAAGTCTTCGTCAGAGATTTCTTCTCCTTTTAAATCAGCTTGTTCTTGTATTTTAGACTGAGCTTGATTAATTACATAATCTTGTAATATACTTGTTTTAAATTCAAGCTCTTCAGACTTACTATCATCATCAAATGCCTTCACACGGAAAGCATCTGGACGTTTAGAAATCTCACCTACTAATTCATTAATAGGTGTTGTCATTATAGAATAATGTTTTACATATGCAGGAAGCTGTAAATCAGCTGTTAGCATATCTGTAAAACTTCTCACCTCAGGTTCTTGGTAAAAATCCTCATGTCTTAAAATACCCTTAACAAGATCGTAGTTCTTAACAAACGTATCACGGTTCTTTACATACTCAGCGTAAGCTTTGTTTGCAAAGTAGTCCATTGTATTCTTTATCCAACTCTCATCCATCTTTTCCTTCTCAGTTTTAAACTGATCAGGGAAGATGTTTAAATAGGCATACCTAATTGTTGCGTCTTTTGTATATCTTATAATTGCCATTATGTAAACAATTTATTTCTTTTATATTTATTATGAGAGGTTCCAAACATCCCACCTCTTGATTCTGTAAACAGTACGTTTCCTTTCTTCTTACTAAACATTGCCTTCACTCTATCATCAGATGTTCCACCAATCTTACCCATAATAGGGTCCATCTTTAATGCTTGTGCAATGGCTAACTCTGCAGCAATGATTCTATCAAAGTTACCTGAATCATTGTATTGTATAATCTCTTCAAGCAATACAGGATCAAATATCTTACTCACCCCTAGAACTTCTCTTATAGTATCACCAGCCTCATTTGTTTCTTTGAATATCACAGACTCCATATACTTCTTTAAGCAGGTGTGAAGATACTCAATTATTTTGTCACTTGAACGATGAATTCCATAATCTCTTTTAACTGTTGTGTTTGGAACAATTTCTTTAAGCCATTCAGGTTGTTTCTCTAAATAGTGAGCATCCCCTTTGGCCTTCATATATTCTATAAATGATATATCATCATTCTCACACAGTGTTCTTGCATTGTAATACTTAATAAGAAGTCTAGCTTGTTCTTCCCAAATCTCTTTCTTATCAGGTCTTGCACAATACGAAGCTACGAACATATCTTGATACTTCTCACCACTAATTTCATGCATTCTTTTATATATGAATACAGAACCAAGTGAACTTGAATACACAGACTTACCTTGTCTATAAGGGTCAACTCCTGCTACATACAATCCATAAGGAGGGTTTTCTACAGGGAATTCATATATAACTATAGGAGCATCTTTTGTATCACTGTTCTTTAATGGAAAGTTAGATATAGGAAGCTTGTCTGTAAACTCATGCTCAATACCATTTTCTCCAGAGAACAATGTAACAGGAGTTCCTGTTCTTTCTTGTTGTAACAGTCTGGTTTTCTGTCTCTTAGCTGATTCAATATCAAAGATGTTTGTATCCTCATTCAAGAAGATATCATCCACCTCCATTGGGTAGTACATCTTCTCCTTCAAATAAGCAATTCTATCTCCAGCCTTTTTAAGTCTTTCTAGGTTCTTCTCTGTAATCTCTTTAGCTCTTTCCTCATCACCCACTAACATTTCAACGTTATATAAGTCTGATCCAGTAGGCTCATTTAAGAAAGCTCCTAATGTAGATTTCTCTTTAGCTTCCATTCTATATTTAGCTGGGATGAATAAGCCATGTATACGCTTATCATCTTTTGCATTATTATATGTAAGGAAATTAAAGTTGTCTACGTCAAACATCAGGGATTTTGCATCCTGAAATTTCTTCATATCACCACCAGTGCCTGTGAGAATTGGAGAACATCCCCAACCATAGGGTGTAGTGAAACCTGGTATAGCCGCCTGTAAACCTCTAAGAAAATTTCCTTTACCAATCTCATCTATAATTAATTTACGTGGTTTTGTACCTGCAATTGCTTCTTCATTATTACCTTCATCAAGGTTACGTATCAGAATGGAAGAGAATGGGATACGTTCACCAGATTTGGTTTTAATACCTAATGTGACCTGGTTTTTCCAGTTATCCTCAATTCTCTGCCATCTCCAATACTCAGGGATAAAGTTTAATCCTTTATCTATTTTATCCGTAATAAGTTTTATATCTGGTGCATTCAAACCAGCAATAATATTCTGGGAGTTCTCATCAAATGTTGCACCCCATGCAATATAGGATGCTTCAAGAACGGATTTAGCAAAACGTCTAATACCTAGAATAACCAAGCCCTTTTTTTCCTGTTGGGCTCTATCAATTTCGTTTGTTACCAGCCACTCATTATCTCTTAAAAACGGATTAGCATATTTTTGTGCAATTCTTCCTCTATCATCTATGACATCCACCTCAGTGTGCCATATATTTAGGTGCCAATATAAAAAGGGGTTGATATACACACCCCCCATCATAGCACCATTTAAACATAATTCTCTATGGAAATCAAAGAACGGTTTACATTCAGCAGATTCCTTATCAGGAATACGTTTCTGATTTATGAACCAATCTTTGTAATCTATGTTTTGTAGTTCAATCATTATTTTCTATTTGCTAAAAACTCAGCAGCAGCTCCTGACAACTCACCCTTTCCTCTCACTTCCACCTTAGCTTCTTCCATGTTTCTTAGCTTATCTACCACTTCTACTAGAGCAAGGTAGTTCTTCATTGTCTCCTGTACAAACTTACCCTGAGCTTCAATACTAGCTATTACCATAGGTAACATTCCTCCTTTAGCTGTAGGCTTCCACTCAATTCTATCTTTCAATTCATGTAGTGGGTTTGCATTTACATAAGCTTTCCAGGAAACAAGCTGTGCTTCTGCCCATTCAAGCTCTGTGTTTATATATGTAGTTTTTTTAATAGTCGCCATCTTCTTCTTCTTTTAGTATATTATCAAGGTCCATACCTTCTTTTATAATCTTATCAATCTCAGACTCATCTGTATGTGGAACGTCCATTTCAATCTCTGTCTTATATTTTTCCAAAGCAAAGACTAATTCTTTGTCTGTCATCCCCCATATATCTCCATAATCACTAAGAGCTGTAGCAAGATGCCTTCCTAAATTGTATGTAGGAAAGTCTTTATGTAGTTCTTGTAGTATATAAAGAGCTTTTTCGTAGTTGTTCTTTTTACTCATATTAAATCATTCAAGTCTTTATCAGACAGTTTTTGATTCAGAAGCTCACTTATATCCATTCCTTGTATAGGAACATTTTTAAAGTTTTCTTCAGCTCCTTCCATCATATAGTCTTTTGTAAATGATACAGCCATCCTATCTTGATCACTCTCTTGATTATCATCTGGAGCACCTGTAATATCAATATAGTCCACACCTTTATTATAGAGATCTACTAAGATTTCTATAAAATTATCTAGGTGAATCTTCTTAATATGCATTACCTTATTGTCCATGAACTTCTTTTTTTAATGCTTCCTCCTCTTCTACATTGGCTATAACAGCTTCCCATTTCTTAAGAGGACAGTCACATGATAAACATTTTGTTTTAGCAATTAACATACATCCACAATTTGTGCAATGTACATCAGGTCTGACAGTTTTATGTTTTGTTGATATGAGATCACACTCCTCACATATAGCCATTCTTTCATCACTCACTTGTTTAATGTAAGTTCTCATATTCTCAGCTGGGAAAAGGTTATTTTTCCAACCCTCATATATCTGGGAGAAGTTAATCTTCATATGTAGTTCTTGGTTTAAGTTGGTTTATCTGCACTATTGTCTTTTCTAATGTGACAATAGAAGACTTTCTCTTTTGCTCAGACGTATTAACATCATTAATAATACGTTCCATAGCTAGCTTTTTAGCATTTAGCTTCTCCACCTTCTTTCCTGCCTTCTTCCTGTTAAAGAAGAGCTTTCCAAATCCAGAAATTTCTATGCTGTCATTTAAGTCCATTGCCTCATTGGCTGATTGGAACTGATGATTGACCACTGTCTCAATTGTCTTCTCTGAAACCATCATCTTAACAGCTAGTGTCCTGACTAGATAATCCTTCACTGACATTGAGATTGGCTTATCCATGACTTACAGTTATTTGTAAGACAATGTCTTTCTCAAAGTCTAGGATGATGACTGGGTTGACCTTCACCTTGGTACCGTCCTTGACAAATACACCAATACGTTTAAGTTTGGAGATGATGTTGTTGATGGTTGGGGGCGAGCTTTTGTACTTCTCACAGAACTCTTGACGAACATTGGCATAGGAGATGTTACCTTTGATGGCTGTGAAAGCAATCAATTGCACCTCACGTTCTGTCAATCCAAGACCATTCACAGCTGACAGTATATTGTAATACTTCTCAGCCACAGCGTAGGAATCCCCCACTGGTCTCTTCATTTTCTGAACAATTAGCTTCTTGTTGTTTGTTGGTTCCATAATTAGTTAAAGCAAAGGTATGTATATTCCTTTGATTGTCAAATAACTATTTTAGTTATCTGGAATAGGAATGCTATATTATGCACTATTTTTATAATCCATTATATTCTACCAATAAATTGTAGATAGTGTATTAGCTGATTAGATGTACTTAGGGCCCCCCCTAAATCCCCCCCAAAGTTACGAAGACTATTTTGAAACTACCAAATTTATTTTCACCTATTATCAAAACTTGCAAAATATTATAGTTTTGATACAACAGGAGTTTATAATTTTGGTGGAACATTCCATCACTATACACCATAACATACCATAATGTGTTATAAAAGCAACATTGTTAAGCTGAGCATATCCCTTATAAGACACATTATGTTCACAAACAAAGCTTGTTCACGAATACGTGAACAGAAGGAAAATGTGAACAATATGTAAAGCTATAGCTTGACAAAACGTAAGATGGGTAAAGCCATAGCTTGACTTTTGGCAGAATATAGACTTGTTATAACTTGCCAAATCAGGAAGTGAAACACAGCCAAACCTGGAAGTGTGTCACAAATATTTGAAAAACTGTGACACTCTTGTAACATATTTATATAGTTATTTGTTACGAAAAATGGGGGCAAAGTTTAATTTATGGGTGCAATTTATACTGTAAGTATAAAAATGGGTGCATGAAACATTTGGAAAAATTCATGCAAACATTTAACATGGGGCCATGGAACATTTAACACAGGGGCCACTTAAGCCATTGGTCCTCAGATGATTATACCCAAGGTTCCATGTGGAACTATTTTACAAAATTTTTTTCTAGATGTTACAACCCCCTTATCCATGGGAGGAGAGGCTACTCCACATGGTGACCCCTCCTGTGATTTGAGCGATTGGGGTAGCCCCCAGGGGTCTCAAAGACACAATTAAACATTGGGAACAGAACACAATCTGAACAAAAACACATTATGGCACAGCCACAAACAAAAACAGCAAAGACAGCAGTAGCTAAAAAGCCTGCAATTTTTAACATCAGAAGAAATGCACCTGAAACTAACGGCACCACAGAGCGTGTGTTGGCAGGCACATTACAAGACTATCTTGTAGATAGCGAAGAATTATCATTGAGTGATAATGTTAACTATCCTGTAATGAATGTTAAGACTGACCAAGCTGTCACTCTTAAAATTAATTATGAAGGTACATCTGACTACGGTTTATTGTGGTTCAGTCGTCCATTGAGTGCAAAGCTTCGTAACAAGTCTATCAAGCTTGCTGATATGTTGAACTATCCAATTCAAGAGCAACCAATCTTCCAAGATATTGATAATACAATACCTTTGATTAGTGATGAAACAGGCGAACAAGTCGTTAAGTATATCATTAGTAATCCAGAAGGTGGTTCTCGCGTTAAGGTTAAGATGCCTGTTGCTCCTGCGAAGAGTAATGTTGCATCAGTATCTGATGTTTGGTAGTCACTAATATGAAAGAGAGTGCATTAAATTGTGCTCTCTTTCATTATTACATATACAAGTGGGTGTAGGGGTTAGGGGTTGTGGGAAATAG